TTGGCTTCATCGGATTTTAGCAAGGAACTGACTACCACTGCGATTTGGTTAAGAGATAAAGGGGTAGACATTCGATGTGTTCGTCTGACGCCTTATAGATTTAATGATGATGTTCTGATCAATGCAGAGCAAATCATACCGGTTCCTGAATTGGAAGAATATCAAGTTAAGTTTCGTGAAAAACGTGATGAGCAGCTAATTAGCAGTCAGAAAAAAGAGAAGGGCTATACGTGGTATATATGCAAAGATAAAAAACTTAATAAACGTAAGTTAGCGCTTGAGTTATTACGCGATTGTATAAAACAATTTAACCCTGCAAGTTATAATGATTTAATAAATGGATTAAGTGAAGACTTTAAAAAACGTACGGTTATACTTATCGATCAGATACCAGAGAAGCAAAAGAGTCGCTATCATATCAACGAAGATGCATTGATTACACTTCCTTCTGGTGAAATTGTCGCCATTTCTAATCAATGGGGTATTGTTAATATTGAACTCTTGATTGTGTTTGTTTGGCAAAATGGTTTTGTTGTTGAAAAAGCTGAACAATAAATTTTTATATTGCTATAAATGTCTACATTGAAAAATAGGGAGAGCATTTGTAGCTTTTAACATCTCAATGTAAGAGATGGCAAGATTATGGGGGCGCGGTATTATCAACCTCCCCCCCTAAAAACCTCTTTCCGATGCCACTCTACAACCCCCTAAAAAACCGGTGGCGATTCACATTCCACCATGCATTCCGATTAACGCCGCATAGCCAGTTGAACTTTGCTACTCTGTGAGAGGTAGTACCTTCTATCCAGTGCGAATTTAATTAATGGAATAAATGATTATGAGTGAAAGTGATACAATCCCAAAGAAGTCTACAAGTCAGATTAACAAAGCGGTATTCTTTACATCTGCTGGTAATGCTGCCAACTTACTGATTTAGTGTATGATGGTGATTTTAAGGTGCTTGCGTGGCTTCCATTTCCATCAGATGTCCTTCCTGCTCCGCTACTGAAGGCGTGGTGCGTAACGGCAAAAGCACTGCCGGACATCAGCGCTATCTCTGCTCTCATTGCCGTAAAACATGGCAACTACAGTTCACTTACACCGCCTCTCAGCCCGGTACGCACCAGAAAATCATTGATATGGCCATGAATGGCGTCGGATGTCGCGCCAGTGCACGCATTATGGGCGTTGGCCTCAACACGGTTTTACGTCACTTAAAAAACTCAGGCCGCAGTCGGTAACCTCGCGCATACAACCGGGCAGTGATGTGATTGTCTGCGCTGAAATGGACGAACAGTGGGGCTACGTCGGTGCTAAATCACGTCAGCGCTGGCTGTTTTACGCGTATGACAGGATACGGAGGACGGTTGTGGCGCACGTCTTCGGTGAACGCACTCTGGCCACACTGGAGCGTCTTCTGAGCCTGCTGTCGGCCTTTGAGGTCGTGGTATGGATGACGGATGGCTGGCCGCTGTATGAATCACGCCTGAAGGGAAAGCTGCACGTTATCAGCAAGCGTTACACTCAGCGCATTGAGCGACATAATCTGAATCTGAGACAACATCTGGCAAGGCTGGGACGGAAGTCACTGTCGTTCTCAAAATCGGTGGAGCTGCATGACAAGGTCATCGGGCATTATCTGAACATAAAACACTATCAATAAGTTGGAGTCATTACCTAATTTCTATATGGAATAACAATCTATAGTTAAAGCAAGCACCATCATCATTCACACATTACATTTATTAATATAGCTAGAAGTTTCAAATGATTAGATATTTAACATTACCCATATTCAATCAAAAAAAAAATAACGCCCTGCCATTTCAAGTAAAAATTACTAATATTTTCAGATAGTAGTGGCGTTAATTTTCTTCAGTTTTTTTTTATTTTTTCTTGCAGGAAGTTTAGGCTTATATGCATTAACAAAAAGTTGATATGAATCCTGTAATGATAATCCGGGAAGGGTATCGTTTTTGGCACTAAATATTGAATAATACTTTTCGTATCGACTTATATCTTTTTCAAACACCCATGTCCATTCAGAATCATATAGTCTTTCCCCTCCTTTTTCCTTATTTTTGTTCTCAACTGTACGATTAATTATAAATTTGAAAACGGTATTATTCAAAGTTCTAATAAAATTCTCAACAATAAATGCGATTTGCTCGAGATCATCATTATTGAGTATTATCGGTTTTTCTAAGTGCTTCATATGTTCAGCCAATCCTAGTCGGATTGCATTTTTCGAACCCAACTTACCAAATCGATGAACACAACAATGCCTTAACTCGCAAACTTTCATGAATTCGCTTGAGCATTTCATCATTTCGATTGGTCGTTGTCCTTTCATTCCAATAATGTCCTTTAATGTTTCAAAAACATTATAAGGGCTTGCCAATGAAAAGTCCTCAAGTAAAGCTTCTGGTAATAACTCCTTTTTATGGTGTTGTGCCGCTGCATAACTAACGGCCTTATCAGAAACTATAGACTGTATATATTCATCATGATTAATTAGATTTCTGATAAGAGCTCGCAAATAACTTTCGGCTGCAGACACATAACCTAATAACAACAGATGGCTTAATGTGTTTGAAATATCACCAGATCTTAACAAGTGAAGTTGCTTTGTATTAGCTATAAAAAGATCTAACGGGGATTCCTTGCTATCAACAGGTAACTCATTAAATTTTTTGTGTGTCTCAAACGAAAAAACTAGAGCTGGATTACTACATAGTTCAAAAAACTCTCTTCCATCTAAGTTATCATGGGTTGCAGTGACAACTGAGGACGCCACATTATGATGAGTGGTCTCTTCATAATCCTCTTTTGATTCTAGTTCCATTTTCCCGACTCTTTTTAAATTAAACTTTTCAGATAAGAAAGACACGATTGACAAGTACATGCCATCAAAATTAAGACAAAAACTCTTCAACATGTAATAACACTTTGTCCATAATTTTATTGGCAATTTTGGGTCCTATTCTGTGAATTTTTCTTAACTCACTCCCAGGGTCTTGTAAAGACAATACATCTCCTATAGTTTTTACTTTTTCCAGCCCAGATAGTTTTTGCATTTGCCAAGATGTTAGATGTGGTACTTTTGACAGTGGAATAGACATGCACTGATTATAGGCCGACTCATCAATCAATTGATTCCCACAATGATGGCAAAATTTTTGATTGTCAGTCAATCGCGGAGTCTTGCAGTTATTGCATGGAGGTAAAGTTAGTTTAAGTCTCGCAAGTTGCTCAGCATTGAATAATGATGAAATGTTTCTTCTGACAGGATGCTTAGCATTCTTTCTTAGTATTTTTTGAATAATCTGAGAAGGAGAAAAACCTCTACTTCCTTCGTTAAACACTCTTTCCTTTATTAATAAAGCATAATGAGGTATATATCTTTCATAAGTACGCCCATCACCATGAGAAATATCAGGAAGATTATAAAAAAGCCCTGTTTCAATTAATAGCTTAGTGAGTCGAGAAAAATAAACATTATCATTTTTCTCTATACCGATTATGACTTGTTTCTCTTCTTTATATTGGGAGTTACTTTCCTTGAGTAATTCGACTACTTTTAATAAAAGTGATTCACCTAATGAAACAATGTCAAACAATCGAGGTAGCTTATCTTTTAGTGAACTGTATTCGCTGAGTCTAAGCTCAACATACCTTTCAATTATTTTATTAAATTTTTGCTGAGTTGTCTGACTTAAAGTTGTTTGATAATCTCTTAACATCATCAAAAAAGAACGTGGAATACCAAATGCTGAGAATTTAAATAACTCTTTCAAGTCATCCGGAATGCCATCATACCCAGGAAACCTTGCCTGCGCTATAGCATCCATCACTGAGGAATAATTAGGGTGCTGTACCGAAATCCAAGCATCAATTGTTTCAGCATCATGAGCAACATGAAACCTTGGGCCATATTCGGTTGTTCCAGGATAAACCGATGCCTTTAAAGCTATTTTTGAGGTTTTTAGACTACGTACAATATCAAAAAACTCGTAAAGATATTCAGGAGTTAAGCTTATTGCTGCATCGTCTAATAAAATAATGACTCTTTTACGTTCAAGCCAATCACATAGTGAACTCAACGAGGATATGACAGAAGAAACACTGATCAATTGAACAATGTTTTCTTGTTCTAATGATGGCGAAAGACCCTGCTCAAGCCTTACGATTAAATTAATTAGGAACTCTTTATCCGCTATGAGTATCGTTGACAAATCAAGATATTCAGAATCTTCAATATCGCAAGCAATTTCATAAGCAGAGAGTAGTATCTTTGCTAATACCCATTTATGAAAGAGATCAATTGCATTTGGTTTATTTTTTAAAAGCGGCTCTAACTTAAAATATTTATTAAAAGAAACATAGAGTGGTAATGGTGCGTTATCATCGTTTTTACATTCAACCCAAGCATAACGCATCAAATGTGTTTTACCACATCCCCTAGGACCAACTATAAGTTTGATGCCTGGGGATATAAGAGCATTATGTATAATATCGAAAAACTCTCCAGATCTGATAGTATTATTTTTTATCGTATCCTCATCAATATAATCAGCTCGTTCCTCGATAAGAAAATTACTATCTAATTCCACATCAGTCATGTTTAATCCTTACAAGATGTATTTTTTTTAATGCATCCATTGTAATATGTTGTGCGGCTACACCACTACTCGCTCGAGATAATTCCTCTTGCCCATCTTGAGAACAAAGAAAATCAAATAGTTTTTTCTTATCTCCACCAGAGGCTCGTATCAGAAAAATACAGTCACTGATATAAGAATAGCCGCTCTCAACAAACAATATTTTTTTATGAAAATTTCGCCCAACTCTTGCTATTAATATATCACCAGGCTTAGCAATGACATCTAATTTTGATGGCTTCAATTCTTCTACAGAGTTGCAGTGGAATTTAATGTACTTTTCATCACCACTAAATTTTGTCGTATGAAAAACATGTTCCGTAATTTCCTTTGAATTAAACCTACCTCTAAAAATTGAAATGTTTTTAAGCATCCCTATTGTGCTAAACCCTTTACCTTCATTTTTATTATAATGATAAGAGTAGTCCATTCTCTCAACCGCATCTTCTTTTCTAATTAAAACAGGAGGCGACAATTCCCCATCTTTAGTTATACAATGTAATTGTATTTTATGATGAGGCATAATTTTTTTATTAAAAATTAAAATATGTGTTTTAGCCTCTGTCCTTTTGAAGATATTCCTAGGCAATTCAATGACTTTTGTAATTGAATGTTCATTCAATAAATATCGTCTTAAACCTATAAACTTTCTTGCTGTAAATATACCATCAGGTAAAATTATTCCAGCCTCACCGCCCTTTTTAAGAAACCTGATGACTTGAGATATAAATATTATCTCTGCTGGGACATATTTTGAGACAGATATATATTTATCTGCGCCAATCTCACTAATGATTTTAAAATAATCATCCCTCCATTCAGGGAGAGTGAATGGAGGATTACATACTGCAACATCAAAATTTCCTTGATGTCGGGCAAGCATTTCAGGAAATGAATGAACAAGGGCATCTGTTACAATATGAGTAAGATTATCACATACTTTTTTTGACATCCGAGATTCTATATCCAAAGAATATGCTTCTGCATTCTTCCATCGGTCTAAAGCAGCATAGGTTAAGCTCCCCTCACCAGAAGCTAAATCAATAATATTATTGACTTTTTCAGCTTTCATCTGAGAAACCAATAATGCACTTATGGATTCTTTTGTATAGTATCTTCCGAGACTATCTCGTTGTGTGAATGGCATATAGTTACTGTTCATTTTTTATACTCATCTTAAGTACGCTACCGCCCTAGGCGTTACGGCTACCCAAGAACCAACACAATCATGTAATCTATTGATATTTATAAACTTATCTTCAAATCTTTCAGCCCTAGAACCTAAAAAAGATAGAAGTGTAGGTAACAAAGGGCGATCGGATATAGGGCTAATGTTTAAACTTAAGTATCAAAATATACGGTTTTAGGTCATTTTCCTAATCAATCCTATCATCACGTCAAATCTACTTTGTAGCGTTCACCAGCAAAGAAATACATGAATTATGATTAGCGTTTATATAGTCCGCATACCACTGCATCATCTCCCTACGTCCTTCCAAATACAACGCATGGTTATACGTCCCACGAATCGCATTTTTATCAACGTGAGCCAGCTGGGTTTCAATCCACGCTGTATTGAAACCTTCCTCATGCAAAATCGTACTCATCGTGTGACGGAAACCATGCCCCGTTACCCTCCCCGTATATCCAATCCGCTTAAAAACCTGATTAATACTCGCTTCACTCATCGTCTTGCGGGGATCATTACGTCCCGGGAACACCAGTGGATATTGCCCTGACATCACTTTGAGTTGCTGTACGATTTCCAGCGCTTGGGTAGAGAGGGGGACAAGGTGAGGCCGTTTCATCTTCATACGCTCGGCAGGTATCTCCCACACCGCTTTTTCAAGATCAAACTCACTCCAGAAAGCACCTCGGAGTTCGCCAGTGCGAACTCCCGTGAGGATCAGCAGACGTGCCGCAAGAACAACTAACGGGCTTCCTGTGTAGCCTGCGAGAGCTTTAAAAAAGTCTGGTAACTCCTCAACAGTAAGGAAGGGATAATGCTTCGATTCATGCCCTGACATCGCGCTGGTAAGATCCGCTGCAGGATTGTATTCCGCACGACCGGTTACGATGGCGTAACGAAAGACTTCGCTGCAACGCTGGCGAACCTTCTTGGCCTTCTCTGTCGCGCCACGGCTTTCAATTCGACGCAGCACATTAAGCAGAACCAGCGGTTTGATTTCATTCACCGGTTGTTGGCCAATATAGGGAAAAATATCTTTATTAAAGGCTTCGATAATGTCCGAGGCATAACCTTCTGACCATCGGCTCACCTTCGTTCCATGCCATTCAAGTGCCACAGCCTGAAACGTATTATTTAGCTGCACATCTCGAACCAGCTTTTCTTCTTTCTTGGCAAGCGATGGATCGATACCTTCGGCAAGCTTTTTCTTGGCGTCGTCACGCAGTGCCCTCGCTTGTGCAAGGGACACTGCCGGATAGACACCAAAGGCCATACGCTTCTCTTTTCCATTGAAGCGATATTTCATCCGCCAGTATCTGGAACCAGAGGGAACAACCTCAAGATACAAACCAGCACCATCTGCCAGCTTATAGGCTTTCTCTCTGGGTTTAGCTGCGTCTACCTGTCGCGCATTAAGTTTCATTGGGGGCATCTCCCTAGACCGAACACAAAATGCCCCCACTTATGCCCCCAACTGCGACTTGATTTCGGTTGAGTCTAGTTGATAACAGGAGATAAGATACGGGCCAGAAACCGCAGTATACGAGCTTTTAGTTGATTTCGGTAGACTTGGGAAGAGTTTGAAATGGTGCCGATAATAGGAGTCGAACCTACGACCTTCGCATTACGAATCATAAGAATCCGCTTCTAATTCAAAGTATTACCCCATCAACACTGCGCTCACACGTCCCACCACATCAAAACATGTAAAGCCTTGCAAGCCATTGTGAGGCCTTATGTGTCTCAGTTTTGTCCCACTACGACCTGCACAGAAAATAAGAAAATAGCGGTGATATCAAACAGTACAGAAGTCTTTTTTCTTTCAAATGGAGAAACTGATTAACCCGTTTAATTGTACTCCTCATGGGTAATCAGCAGTCCTCAGAGTAATGGAATGGCAGAAAGGTTCGTGAAAACGATGAAGGAAGACTACATCGCGTTCATGCCGAAACCGAATGTAAGAACGGCATTGCATAATCTTGCAGTGGCGATCGAACATTACAATGAAAACCATCCGCACAGTGCGTTGGGTTATCGCTCTCCGCGAGAATATCGACGTCAGCGGGTAACGTTAACTTAAGATACACCCCCTGTCTGGAAATAAGGGGGCAAGAACAATGATCAGATTCCCTGGTGAGTAAGAATTTTACTTTCTGAACTCCTCTGAGGGTATTGACTTGGAGAAACACCAAAATAACGTCTAAATACATAAGTAAAGTATGAGACACTGGCATAACCACAGACCTTAGCTACTTTACTAATAGGATAACAACGAGTGCTGAGTAAATATTCAGCCATTTGCATCCTCTCATCAAGTATGATCTTACTGAATGATACCCCCTCTTCTTTCAATTTCCTCTTTAGTAAACTTTCGCTGAGATATAATCTTGATGATATATCCTTAAGACGCCATGGTGCAGATAAATCCGTATGAATAATCGTTTTAACTTTAGCCCCTGTGCTTTTCAAACATCCAAACAGAAATACTCCAAATTGTTTTTCAGAAGAAAATGCAGAGAGACATGTAAAAGCAATAGACTCATCAAAAATTTCTATATATTCAGCACAGTGATTAGCCCAACTAATTAATCCTTTAATTAAACTGAAGTCAGCAAAGTTTATTTTTAAATAAGATGGATATTCCCTACAATCAGAAATATCCCTTAAGTTATTAGCTTTCAAATAGCGACTAATAAACTCAGCGCCAAAATCCGCCACTATCACTCTTTCAGGATATGTCAGGAAAAAATCTCTATAGCTAGAGTCGACAAGTACAGATAAACCTCTATCCAGAAACACACTCTCTTTTCCGAAATAAACATCAAAGGACTCCAAAATCAATATAACTGAACATGTAGTTGCCATATCATCCACCCAATTTAACTGAAACCAGGATGAAGTATATGCATATAAAGTTCACTTTGCCAAACTTCAGTATAAAAAACCACATAAAAAATAGGGTGTGATAAAAAATACCGTAAAAATAAAGCAAAGGATTATAAATTCCGTTACAGTTACAAATGATACTAAAGAAACAATTCCTTAGAAAACCTTATTTACAGCCAATAAGTAAGACACTTATATGATATCAAGTTTTCATAAAACATAACTAGGCTAAATAGCTGCGCCTAATACCGCTACACTTTTGCCAGCCCATGTTTGCCTCCGGGTATTGACCCCTTCTCTACGCAACTTCAGTTCCCACCACCAACTTTGCGGCAGCTTTGTAGGATCAATGTCTAAAAGAATAATGGTGACCGATAAGAAAACGACTGAATAACTGCAGATTTTCGCTCGAAACCTTCCTGTCAGATCCATAGCGAATCAAGTGCTGAATGTCACAGTATCGAACAGAAAACAGTGACGATCTAACCCTTCAAGAATATTCTACGATTGTTCTGTTTAGGAAAAGCAAGGCGGGAAGTCGGGAGATAAGTCATTGATAAAGTGGCGGAGAGAGGGGGATTTGCCCCATAAGCGCTAACTTAAGGGTTGAACCATCTGAAGAATGCGACGCCTCGGTGCCTCGTTAAGACGATGCCTCGCGTTCTTCAATTGCGTTTTGTAGGCTGTCAGGGATACTGTCCCACGAATGGCCACCTGTAAGCTCCAGATGACCATTTTTGTTATTCTCCACAACGAGTTAGTTCTTCTTTTCGGATCCGGCACTTCTGGGGGGGAAATCCAGCGATGGCTGGATTATGTCGTCAATTAAAAATGCGGCGAGTAGATTAGCAAATATCCACGCTTTCGCGAGTTCAGGTTCCTTTGCACGCAAAGCATCCAGGTGCAGCAAACTTTTGAGCCGCTTAAAAGCCAGTTCAATTTGCCATCGCAGACGGTAACAATCAGCCACTTGCTCTGCTGAATATTCATCTTCCGGTAATGATGTTAGCAATAGCACATGGCCCGCTGCTTCCAGCGTTTCCGCCTGAACTACTCGTCCTTTTCGACGATTCTCGCTGAGCAGTCGGGTTTTACTGATTAATGCTTTTTCGGGAGGAAGTGATACGGCAATGAGACGTGCCGGAAAGGGAGCTCCGGCTTTTTTATTACCTGAATTGCCTATCATTACAGTGGTTTCACCGTTCTTACCGCAATCCAGCCCGCGCAGAAAACCCATCATGTCAAAGCGCATTCCTTCTGCAGTTAACCAGCGCAATCCTCGCCAGTGAACCCGGACGATATAATCAGCTTCTCCAAAAGCAAGTGAGCGGATACATTCGGGACGCGAACCGAATCCCCGGTCAGCAATGCGTATCTCGTCTGCCGTTTGCGCAAATCGGTCCAGCCGTTCAGCGTCTCTGCTGTCGGTTAGCTCAAAATCAGTGAACTGACAGGTATGAGGATCATATCCCATATGTAGTCGCCATTCAGCGCTGCCGCCCCCGGGCGCACTGATTGCTGTTCCATCGACAAGACGCAATCTCTTTCCGCTTGTACAACCCGTAACTGCGGCGCGTACAGCAAGTGTTTGTGCGGCAAGTATGCCAAACCAGTCGGCGGCATTCCGCAGCCGCTTCAGGAGAGCCACGTCAGATAATGTTGCAACGTCATGGAGCTGAGCCCATGCAGTGACTTCACGTAATGACATCCCCCCGGGGCCGTAAGCCAGCCCCAGACGTAGCAGAGTTGCAGCATCACGAATTTCGCGGCGGCGGGTTAGAGCCCCGGCATTACGTGCCGAAGTATCCAGTTCTTCGGGCTTACCAATATGGGCCAGAATTGCTGACCAGTTATCGTGAGAGTAATTCATCGGCACGTTAAATCATATCAGGCGTAATACCACAACCCTTAAGTTAGCGCTTATGGGATTTGCCCCCCCGGTAGAGTTGCCCCTACTCCGGTTTTCGAGACCGGTCCAATCATCAAACGAAACATAAAATTAATTCACATTATGAGGAAAAGTATCTTTTTTGTACTTGTAAATTCAAAGGCTTAGCCTCATTTCCCCGATGGTTTTCTCAACACTACTGGTTGTGAGCCCTTGCAATGTTCATTAATATACGTCTCACAAATAATTCATAGATATTGCAAAATGGATATTACTGAGTTTCCTTCTGGAGTAATTGAACACCTTGGCTGGTATGTATACCGATTGATTGATCCGAGGGACGGAAGCACCTTCTATGTAGGGAAAGGCAAAGGTAACCGCGTATTTGCCCATATGCGCGGTGAAGTGGCAGCGACTGATGATGACGAGTTACTGAGCAACAAGCTAAAGCAAATTAGAGAAATAAGGTTAGCAGGACTTGAGGTTATCCATGTCATCCATCGACACGGAATGACTGATGAAAAGACGGCGTACGAAGTTGAAGCAGCACTTATTGATGCCTACCCTGGGTTAACGAATATCATGAATGGTGCTGGCAGCAATGAATTCGGCGCCGCGCATGTCAAAGAGTTGATAGCAACATATCAACCCGAAACCATAACATTTCATCATAAAGCATTAATGATTTCCGTTAACAGAAGTGCAAAGGATTCAGAGCTTTATGATGCGGTTCGATTTAGCTGGCGCATTAATGTCTCTCGCGCCAGCCAAGCAGAAGTCATTCTTGCTACTGTAAGGGGGATCGTTCGAGGGGTTTTCATTGCTGATAAATGGCTCAAATCAACACGTGAAAATTTCCCTACGATGAAATACTGGGACGAGGATCCGGACTTTGAGGCAACACAAAGTTCTCGCTATGGTTTTGAAGGTCGAGAAGCCCCACCTGAAATAGCAAATCTTTATCTTGGAAAAAAAATACCAGATGAATTAAGAAAAAAAGGAGCTATGTCCCCGGTCCGTTACTCACCTAATTTTTGAGTCTTTAAGTGATAAGCATAAACCGCAGCACGATCTTGCATACGACGTGCTACGGCTTCCGACATCTTGCTAAACGTTAACTGACCGAATCTGGCTGAATAGGCAGTGACTGTGTCCAGTCACCAGCCCTGATATATGCACGTAATGATTTACGGTACTCAGTCCACTCTGTAAGTGCCGACTTCACTGCGTTCTCAGTTGTGTCAGTGTAGTCAGCATCCTGGATCTGATCGTTCAACAAATCGATTTGAGTTGTTGCGCGAGCATACTCAGAGTTTGATATTGCCATATTTTCCGCGGCTAATTCGGCAACTGATTTTTCAATAACTGGCGCCGTGAAATTAGTACCGTCATATGTCCAGTTTATTCCTGCGGCAATGCCAGTAATATTAATGACGGTGTAATCCGGAAATAATTTTTTTGCATCGTTATCTGAATTACAGACAACCGTATTTACGACGACATTATTTTTAATTAATGCGTAATTCATTATGCAAACTCCTCAATCACGCAGATCCCAGGCGCTCCTGTTCCACCGGCTTTTAGCACTCCTGAAAAAGCGGTGTCATAAGCAGCACCTCCGCCAGCACCATATGCTTTGGCTGCAACACCATTAGCAGAACCAGCACGACCACCTCCCCCCCAGAACGAAGCCGCACCATTACCAAATGAGTAATAACTTCCCTGCTGACCGTCACTACCATAGCCACCATGGATATTGATTAGCCCGCCAGTAGCTGTTCCATCTGCACCACCAGAACCAATTGACGGAGTGTTTACGCCGGATCCACTACCACCGCGACCGGCTGACATTCCATTAAATGTTGATGTCCCACCTGGATTATCAGCTGTTCCACCTGCTCCGATAACGACAGAAAAATCACTGATATCTTCAAGGTCAAAAATACCGATGCAGGTTGCGGCAGAGCCACCTCCACCTCCAAACGCCGTCTGAGAAAATGATGTGGCGATGACAGAACTACCACCGCCACCTCCCCCGGTAAGAATTACCTTAATTTTCCGGGTACCCGGTGTTGGGGTGTAAGTACCAGATGAGGTAATCACTTGAGTATTAAGCAAGCGGCCTACTACACCGGAATCATCCACCAAACCAAGGTTTTCGAGAGCCGTTTGCACAGTGCCATCCGATTTGATATCGCCAAACGGATTCTTGCGGCTTAACAGCAGCGCACGAAGCGCGGTAAGCAGCTGGTCGTGCCGCGCCTTCTCCAGACTGGCACCGGATGCCTCCACCACGCTGCAGAGTTCTTCCTGCAACATGTCAAAGTAGTCATCATCCAGATCGGTGGCTGGCGTGCCGGTCTGGGGGTTACCACGGGTAAAACCGTTCTTACCCGCGCCGAACTTATCCTTCTGCGCGGTTTTTGTGTCTATACGATGCATGGATTACTCCGGATATTTAAAAATTACGTAGGTATGCGACGGGCAGAGTTTGTTAAGCACACATTCGACAACGGTGTCCCCCCAGATACGCAGTGCGGAATCACAGGGGTCGCCACATGTCATCCAGGTGGTGTTGGTGGCGGCTGGCATGTTGACCTGCCAGTAATACCGCCATTCCGGCACATTCACCGCGTCAGTACAGGCCGATGAGCAGGTGAACGTGCTTTTATCGTATTGCGTGATAGTGGCGTCTGGTCTGCCCAGGGCAGCAAGCTGTGCAAGGTAAAAATCCTCATTGATGCCGCCCGCCAGATTAACCTTCGCATCCAGCCGTTGCTGACGCTGGCGAAGGGTCTGTGTCCCTGCGGGAATACATTCATCCGGCAGACCGCACAGACGCTCCCAACGGTTTATCAGTTCAGTGGTGGTGCGCGGATCCAGCTCCCGCATCAGGGCATCCGCACGCTGATGAACACGGGTTAATGACGGTGCCGCACCAGCAATCGCCGGATCGCTGGCTGACCACGCCGGACCGGGCGGCAGCAGTGCCGACAACAGACGGATGTAATCATCGTTTGTCACGTCCATGAAATCGCCCCCAGAACCGCCAGTTCATTTTTTGCAATGGAGATATTGTCCGCCGGTGCAAGCAACTGATGGCTGTATTCCCCGTTCGCACCGGAAATCGCCTCACTGATACGTGACACCTTCAGTTCTCCCTGCGGATAACCATCACGCAGCAGGAACGAACGCAACTCGGCGGTGATGGCAGCCCGTATTTCCGGTGTGTCCGGCGTCACGCGGATATGAAAATCCACCGTATGTGCCACCGGCCTGAACACATACAAATCAGAGCCTGCCACCGGGGCCAGTGGCCCGATATGTTGTCTTGCCGCCGTTTCCGTTGATTCTTCCGGAATGGGATTAATCAGGTCACTGCTGGCAATCATCACACCGACAGTTCCCGTTCCCATCCAGTGACGGTATGTCCATGCGCGGGTAATGCCGGGCACTTCTTTAGCCCAGACGACATAGTCCCCGTCAGCCCCGCCCTGCGGCGTCCAGTAATACCGCTCAATGACGCGGGCGCGCCACGTTTCCAGATCTTCAGTATCGAATCCGCCAGTCAGGGTATCTGCAACACCGGAAGACGGCAGACCATTCACCGGCGTGACCAGGATTAATGCCGTACCGTCGTCAGCGTTACCGACCGCGCCTGTAGTTGAGCAAGTGATCGGCACACGCAGGACACCACCGGAGCTGATTGCATCGGCAGTTGCCGTGTACTGAACCAGGTCATCGCGCTGAATCACGCTCCCGGCAGTCACCTTCAGGCCATCGCTGACACCTTCCCAGCGCATATACCCGCTGGCAGCCGTGGCCCCCTTGCGCGGACACCGTTTCATCGCAGCATGTCGCGCCAGCCAGGACTCATCGCACAGGTCAGGCAGCATATTCATTGCCAGATAATCGATGTACCCGTAAACCGTATGCAGCGCCGCCGCATACACCTTTGCCCGCACGTCTTCATCCATGCGCCGGAGCGTGTCGCTGACGTCCAGCCTGGCGAATAAATCGTTACGGAGCATACTGATATTTTCTGCCAGCGTCGGGCGCTGAAATTCACTGTCCGCCATGCGTTATCGCACTCCACAGATCATCAAAAGAAATCATTACCGGTCCGTCACGACGCCAGAGAGTGATACTGTTACCCAGCTCATTAATCCCGGTGCGGCGGATATCCAGATCAATACGGGACACCACGCCGTCATCAATCATCCATTGCAGGCATTCGCGGATATACCCCCTTACCGTCTGCACCAGCTGATTGGTCAGTTTGCTGCGCTGAAGCAGCCACAGTCGGGAGCCGTAACGGTCATTCTGTACCGCAGGCCAGGTATCCCCCCACCATCCCATCGGGACGTCGGCGTTGTCATCAGGCTCCGCCCGCCGCCAGGTGAACAGGGAAATCACCACGGCGCGGGTCAGCGGATCCAGCGGTGCGCTGGCGCAGGTGCGTTTACCGTTCACCGTCAGCCACAGTTCCATCATGCCTCCATCGCTTTATCAGGTTTGTCGGTGTTACTGCCCTGACCGTTCTCTCTGTGACGATGCCCGTTATAGGCAAGCCGCATCGCTGACATGGTGGTGCCGCTGGAGTCGCACAGGTCTTTCACCTGTCCTGTCACTTCCAGGTCCATTTCAAAACGTGCTTTAGGTGAATTGCGAAACGTGATCGTTTTACCTGCACCGTCCACCACGATCCCCTCCCGGGTCAGCGTCACGGACTGCCCCTGATCGTCATAGACAGCCACCTCACCCGTCTGCAGCCCTTTCAGGCGGTAACGCCGATCCGACACCGTAACAACCACCGCATGAGAACGGTCACCATCCGGAAACAACACCACCGCTTCCGCACCGCTGTTTGCCCTTGCGGTAAAACCGTAAGGTTCAAGATGTTCAACCCCGGCTTTGGGTTCACCGGCAATCAGGGACACATCCACGGTCTGACATTTCGTGGCGGCACTGATGCTTTTCACCACGGCCCGCCCAATCAGGCCGAGGAGTTGTCGCTGCATGGCTTCAATCGTCCTCATCAGAACGGGTCCTCCTGTACTCTGGCTTTTTTCTTTTTCCGCGCGCCGGGGGCTTCGGGTTCAGGCAGATAAGCATCAGGTGGGCCGACACGGATTTCCGTCAGAGTGCCGTTCTGGTCCTGAGTAAACGTGACTTCCGAAACAAGCAGTTCGGTATTGTCGAAACCACAGACCGGATCAAAGACAATCACCCGCTGGTTGGGCTGCCACAGCGTACCATTACCCTGTCGCCAGCCCTGCACCACATAGGTGGTTTCATCCGTCCGCGCCGCCCGTTGTCGGGCTTCAAAGTCCGCACGGGCAATACAGCCTGCCCCCGTAGCCTGCCCTGTCTGCCTGATATACATCGGACGGTAACGGGCAATAAATGCGTCCTCTGTGCGGGCCCGCAGCGCGGTGGTGGTGGCCTCACCGAAATCATCGTCGTTTCCGGCACGCTGCCCCGCCACCTGGTAAACAGAAAACCGCTCCCGGATACTCTTCTCCGTATCGCAGGAAAGGATGTTTTCCCCGAGTACCAGCGCAGTATGTGCCCGCGTTGAGCCAATACCGCCAATCACCAGCCTGCCGTGCGGGTCGTCGTAAGCCAGTGCCTGCTGCTGACCGAGTATTTTGTTGATTACCTCAATCACCGTTTCACCGTAATCAGGCTGGACATCAGGAATAATACCCGACGGCGCACCGTTGTTCACCACCTCAATGCCGAAAGGCGCAGCAAGCGCCTGCGCAATCTGTACCAGCGATCGTCCGTTAAACTGTGTCGGTTCGGCTGCACAGTCAATCAGGTCAGCGGTCAGACTGCGTCCGGCAATACCGGTGCTGACCGAACGGGCATCGTAACGAACGGGCGTCGCCTCCACCCAGCCGGTGATCACCAGCTCATCACCAATCAGCACCTCCACTTTTGAACCGTTTTTAATGCGCGGCTGAAGCGTGGTAATACCCTCATCTCCCGGCCACTGGCGGGTGATCTCCACACTGAAATCCCGCGCCAGCCGTTCAATACCGGCACCGATGCGCACCGATGTCCAGCCATTCCACTCCCGGCCATTTACCCGTAGCGTGACATTGTCGTTCATTGCACTGGCACCTTCAGAGGGATCACCGGCACAAAGCCGGGATGCGTAATGGCATTACGCCGGATAATGTCCGCATCACGCGCCGCGTTATCAAACCAGGTCGCCGCCAGCACCAGCGCGGGTAAAACCTCATCCGGCGTGCGCTGAATGATCCGTGCAGACTGTTCAAGGCGCGTGTTGATATCCGCATTCAGATCTGCTTTCACCCGGCGCAGCGCCAGAAACAGCGCATCACTGGTTGTACGGGACAACTCCTTATCAATTGCCGTATTCAGTGTGTCGCGAATGTCAGTCAGTTCTTCCCACGTCGGCAGGTCAACCGTGCTTTTCACCGCCGGAGCATTGTTCAGTGCCGGATGCGTGACGGAAGGCCAGTCAGTGCTCTGCGCGGGTGTTGTTGCCTGCCCCACTGCGGCATTCTGCATCACCGCGGAAGTTGTTGGCGCAGGCAATCGGGTGACGGCATACGCCGCTTCGCTGATTGCGGTCGTACGAAGGATGCTGGCAACCACGTTACGCTGCTGCGTCGCCGTGGCGGTGGTTTTACTGTCCGTTTTCCAGACGCCGCGCGGTTGCAGATCGCTGCCGAGGCTGACACCGGAAAGCGTTTTGATCATGGTGACCAGGTCGCTGGCGTTACCATAAAGGCGTTTCCCGGTACGCCACATTTTCTGCACCTGCTCAACGAAATTTTTGCCTGACGATGGTGGCGGCAGAAGTACCGAGATATCCCCCTGCAACAGCCTGGCGGCATCCGATACGGCAGAATCCACCACTTTCATCGCATCAGAAACATACCCAAGCATTGTGCTGGCATTACCGATAACGTCGTTCTGCACAAAATCCGCCACGCCATCGATACTGAAACCGCTGAAGCTGTCACTGATGCAGTCATCCAGTGCAGAACAGGATGACATCAGCGTCTGCGCCGTCGCCACGCCTGATGTGGGGTAAGAGAGATCTCCCGCTTCGACAAACTTCAGGTCAAAGCGGACAATACGCCCTTCACTCTTCGATGTGCTGACCCGAACTTCCCCGTCAACACAGACTTTCAGCTCACCGTATGTCGGGTGGACAAGCGTGCCGGGACCGGGTTTATTCAGCGCGTCAATCAGGCGATCGCGCTGGTCAAAGCAGTCATCTCCCACCACATAAGCCGTGATGGACGGGCGGAAAGTGACTTTTCCCAGATCTTCGGTATAGGGTTTGTCGCGGTTCGGATATTCGTGTGTTTCCACACGACGGCCGGTTCCCGCACTTTCTTCTTCAACCTTAAACGGCACACCTCGAAATGACGCATCCTGAAGCCTGTCTTTCCACGTCATATACACTCCGAAAATAAAAAAGCCACCTATTAGAAGGTGGCCTTGTAATGAATTTTATTAATTAGCGAGTCAGAAACAACGAATCTTTATACTTTTGCTGTTGTTCATTTAAATACTTAGCTGTTTCATCGCTGGCAAATGGAAATATTACCGTATTTTTAGGCATGGTAATTTCTTTTTTGTCCAGCGTCAGAGTAAACATAGGAACATACTGAGCAGAGTAACGCACCGCAGAAACGAGCTCTAGTTTAGACTCTTCAATAACACTTAAATTATCCAGGCTAACTTTCTCTTCATCTTTTTTCTTTGACGCATTTAAAGTTTTTATTACTTTATTTAATTTCTCCTGAAAATCCTCCTTAAAGTTTTCAGGATTGCCGTCGACAACAAGAATCTGTTCACCCTGATTATCTGGAAAAATAATCTTTGCACTTATCAATTTATTTTCTTTATAAACATCACCAAGTTTTATGGCTCCTCCAGATAACTGAATAATATGTTCATCTTTAAAGGAGATGTTGCCAGAGATTATGAGAGATGAAAAAATAGCCGCTGCTCCAAGAATTACACTTGCTGTGATATAGCCTTTCATTTTTCGCCTATTAACATTTTTCTAAATGTGCATTAATTCTATCACTCTATTTATGACTTACAACCAGCAATACATGTGAGGGGAATCCTGGCTACCAAAATCGGGTATAGCCAACATCGTGATTTATATCAATGCCACTGGAGCGTGTTTCCGTAACCCGCATACCTGGTGGCATATTTATAAATGATACCTTGATCTCACCATCAACTTTTGGCGCGGTAGCTTTATTAATCATGAAGGGATTCGAGCCTGTGGCATCGGAGGCGTTGTTTGCCTGAGCCGGATCCACCGCCGGATAAGGCGTGTATCCCCGTGCCGGTATTCCCGTCCCATAAGCATCATAAGCACCCGCGCCCCACTGCGCCGAGTTAATGGTATCGACCGTGTCACCGGAACTGTCGGTAAACCATTCAATAATCGGCTTCAGCTTATCCCACATATCCTGAAACCACTTAACAACCGGTCCCCAGTTATTGATCACCATCCCCAGCGGCGACCAGGCAAAAACTTTCTTAAGGAGTTCCCAGCCAGCCTCAAAATAAGGACCAATGGTTTCCCAGAGCTTCTTGAAATAAGGTCCGACAACATCCCAGTTAGTGATAATTAATCCCGCAGCCAGGGCTATCGCCGTCGCAATCATGCCAATCGGCGTCATCGACATGATCCTGCTGACAATGCTGATGGCACTGCCCACGCCCATCAATCCCAGTTTCAGAATCGCAAGACCGGCAGCAAGCCCGACGACGCCGCGAATAACCCGGGGATTTTCATCCGCAAACTTCGTGAATTTCTCCCCCAACTCCCCCAGCCACTGCGTGATGTTCTTAGCGTCACCAGAAAATGCGCCGCCAATAGCCGCAAGGCCGTTAGTTGCGGTCCCCGTCATTGCCTCCCACAGGTTGGACAGCGTACCAAGCTGAGCCTGAACACGTTTATTCAGGCTGGCCTGTTTATTCATCTTCTGCTGGATCTGATCGTAGCCATCCTTTCCTTTATCGATTAGTGCATTGACCACCTGAAGGGTTTCGGCATCATCACCAAATATTGCCTTAAGTACACCGGTTCGCTTAACGTCGGTCAGTTTTCGCAGCTTTGCCAGTTGCCTGAACATGTTATCAAGACCGCCAAAACTCCCTTTGCCATCAGTAAAATCGAGCTGTACCCCGAGTTTCTGGCGGGCCATGATTTTATTGACGTCCCTGATTTTCTTAACGCTTAATCCGGACTGGATAACTTTTCGCAGGGCATTACCTGCCGACTCCCCGTTCATCCCCATCTGATCCATCATGACACTGATGGGGGCAAGACTCTGTGCAGCCTGAAGACCGTCCTTATTCACCATCTTCAGAACAGAGCTGGTTTTAGTGAAGAATGACAGCATGTTGGTATCGTCCACGCCCAGATAAAACGCCTTCTGAATTGTGTCGAACAGCCCCATCATGTCTTCTGAGGCCGTTCCGGTAGCATCCTGCATCTTTGCGGCAAACTCAGCAGCCGCTTCCGGTGTTTTTTTCAGTTGTACCGCAAGATAAGCTGTCGCTTTACCCACACCACCAAGAATGTTTTCTGCCGGGATCCCCTGACGCACCAGCATCTGCATCATGTTCTGGAAATCAGCCGTTGTACCGGGTAGCTGGTTACCCAGGCCAATAGCCAGTTTATTGATGTCCTGAAAGCTCTTTCCAACCTCGCCGTTCGCATCCATCATGGCGACTTTCAGCCCGGTGGCGGCGTTTTCCTGATCAGCATAAGATTTCAGGGAAAGCGTCAGACCCGCTGCCAGTCCGCCACCAAGCGCCAGCCCACCCTGTGACGCTTCTTCCGCCTGGCGTTTAAATCCCCGGATTTTCTTTTGCATTTTCGACAGCGCGGGAGAAAGCCTGTCGACACCGGTGATCAACGCCTTAAGCTCAAATTCAGCCATGTGTGCGTTTCTCCTGCTCTATCCTGTTTGCCTGACTGACCAGCAAGGGAATTTCACTGATCGGCATATTCAGCAATTCGAAGGGATTAATGCGCCAGTAGCTGGCGCAGTCAAAGAAGCGATCAGTGAGGTATTCAGCCGTCAGGCCTGGAGGAAAAAACCAGCCACAAGCCACGCCGCTGCATTCAGGTCTGCCGGAGACATCTGGTCGACAGAGCTTTGCGGCACTTTCGCCAGCCGCACAATGTATTTCGACACCACATGCGCCAGAAGTCTGACGGACTCATCCTGATTCATCTGGTAGGGATACCCCAGCTCGCGGACATCCTTCCCGGTGGGTTCATCAAACTCCAGTACGGAGAGTGTCTCACCATGAGCGATAATCGGTTTCTTTAACTCAAGCTCTTTCATTACTGGTAATCCCCTTCTTCACCGTGGAACTCAAGATCAACCGTGCCTTCTTCGGCATTATGGTTCGCTTCTCCGTGCAGCCAGGCGGACGACAATACATAGACCTGACCGTTCGCCAGCTCGGCAGTGATGGTCATCTCATCAGACGAGGTGATTTTGCTCACCGGAAAATTCTTCGGCACCTTGAAGGTCCCTTTGACATAAGGCGCACGGTGAGTTTCCTTGCGGTCCACTGAACCGTCCAGGCCGATGATGTCATCATTGACCGTCCTGTTCATGGGCACCTCAATGCCGCCGGTCAGCGATAGCTGCTGACCGTCAATTTTGAAATAACAGGTTCCCCCGATACGGGCCATTATGCAGACTCCTCTGAATACTGAAGACGGAACTGGTTAACCACGGCAAAAACACGCAACTGGTTAACATAGTCAGGCGGGAACAGCGTGTTCAGGCGGTTCGGATCGCTGGCATCACGCTCCACAACCAGGTACTGCTTAAACAGTTCGTAGTTTTCCACGATCCCCGCACGCTCAAGCTGACGGTAGGTTGCCAGCAGTTCCCCTTTGATTACCGCCGGGGTGACAATCGCCTGACCGGGACCAAAGCGGGTACCGTCGCTGGCAAGCTTGTGACGCCCGTACTTACTGGTAATGACGGATTTCAGTTTGCGCAGTACATACGCACTGGTATGCAGCGTCTCGCTGTCGAGGTAGCTGTTATCCGCAACCCCGTAAGCATTTTTCCTGTACGTGGTGACATCACGCTGAATGCGCAGCACCCCGCTTTCGACATACGCCGTTGCCACGCCATGAGACAGCAGGGTCTGCTGCTCGGTCATCGTGAACCGTTTCCCCTTCGGCGCAGGCAGCATACCCACCAGCTCACCGGTCTGCGTGGGACGTGCCGGATCGTTGCGGATAAACACCGCTGCGCGGGCGGTACGGCTTGCCGCCAGCTCGTCGGCAGGCGTCTGGGTGTCTTTTTCGTACCCCGCCAGGGTAATGTGCTGCTGGTTAAACTGGTCACCTGCGGTCACCAGTTCTGACAGCGTGCCGATCTTTGCCGTATACACATGACCATACAGCTGACGCGCATAGCTCCAGCGACCGCTGGTATCGTTCATCTCGGTCACCAGCGTGTTAACGGAGGCCGTGTCGTTGAACGGCAGGCCGATATAATCAAACGGCTCATCCGCCATTGCAGCCACCGCGCCGGTGAGAACAGGAGCGCCCGTTCCGGCGTTCCCCGTCGCCACGGCAATCTGTACGCCCGCTGGCAGCACTTCGCCCCCACCGAAGCCGTAGTAATTGAGGCTGACAGGAATTTCATTCCCGCAAAGCCCCTTATGGCGAGCGGTCAGTGTAACCACACCAGCCGAAGATGAGGCCGTAAACGGCAGGGCCGGAACGGCATTGATGGCATCTTTGATACTGCTGGCAATCGTCGCGACGTTATCGCCGTTGGTCACCGGTGCCTGCACGCGGGTACGTCCCACATAAACATTCACCGTGCCGGTTTCGGTTGCTGCCCCGGTCACCGTCAGCGTAACTGTTGCCGCCGCGCCTGTGGATTCAGGAACGGCAATCACATACAGCTCGCCAAACGGGTCAGTCTGGCGATAAGCCTCGACCATACGCGCCAGCTGACTTCCCGCACCACAAATCTGGCGTGCATAGTCTGCCGACGGCATCAGTACCAGACTGTTGGCAACAATCTCTGCACCGTTATTGGCATGACCAATCAGCAGCGATGCTCCGCTGTCCTGTGCAGTATTCGCCGCCTGGTTATCCATTTCCGCATAAAACAACGGAACCAGCGTATTCGACGGAATGGTGTTAAAGCTTATCGTCATCGGTGTTCACCTTTTTATTCACGCGCCGGATATCACCCGCGGCTTCACGGCGCAGCCAGTAGTTGTTCTCGTCAACATTTCGCCCTTCGGCGGGCAAAAGGTCGCCGCGGGCAGGGTCAGGCACTGACCGCCCTTTAACAGGTTTCACAAACATGATGATTCTCAGGAAGGAAGGGTTATTTCGGTGTGATGTTCGATATCGCCGTCAGGCCCGTTACCGGGATCGAGATAATCAACATCAATCGCCAGCGTTCGCAGTTCATCCAGACTGTTCAGGTCATCCTGCTGGCGGGTATCGTCTTCAGTCAGCTCGCTGATGACCGAAAAATCGAACTGATAAATCAGCTCATGACGATTCAGATCCAGCAGCGTACCGCCGTCATAGGTAATCGGGTTACCGCACGCTTCCGGGTTCCAGCCCAGCAGAGCCTTAAAGAGCATCTGCCGGACATCGTCCACCACATCATACGAGGCAAACTGACCGCGCTCATCACGCCCGTTACTCAGTATGACAACCACGGAGAAGCCCTCTTTCAGCTCCTGCCAGTAGTCGGTCTGGCTTTTGTTTTCTCCCGGAGAGTCATCACCCGGTACCACATATGCCGCCGGGAGCTTCAGCTTTCCGACCTCCGGCAGATTTTTGAACTGGGCCGCGCCTGCAACCCGGTTTTCAAAATACGGACAGCGGGCACGCAGTGCAGCAATAACAGGCGTCAGTTTCATCTGTGTCGTCGCTCCGGCTTCAGTGATTTACGCAATTCCCGCGCCAGAAAATAGCGTGTCCAGCTGCGGTTCTTTTCAAGAGTTTCCACCATGAAGTTATTACGTGGAGCCAGTCGCCAGCCGCTGCCACCGGATGCACCACGATGATGGCTGCGACGACGCTTTGCCCCTCGCCTCACGCCATAGAACAAAAAAGCCGGATAAAAATCACCGGTGATACGGCGATTTCCCTCTCCATTACGCTGGTTAGGGGCTATACGTGCCATAAAACCAGGGCGATGTTTACTGGCTCTGGGTACCATGTAACCAATCGAACGAGCCAGGCGTCCGGTCTGATAACCGGGGTTTTCACCCGGTGCCGACCGCGCACGGCGCATCACCAGCCGACGGGCATCACGCATATGACGCTGACCAATCGTGACAAACGCCCGCCGGACACGGGCGCGGTTAAAGCGCATCTCCGCGGGCTGCTGAAAATCAACGTGCAAAAAGGAAGTCGTCATTGTTGCCTCCGTGACTCTGCCTACATTCGCCCAGCTCCGTACACTCCAGCAGCAGAAAGCGCCGCGCCCCGTTCAGATCACGCTGACGTTTCACCCGATACACACTGTCATCACAGACCACCTCATAATCAGCAGTGATCCCCCGGCGGTAGCGAATGGTGATGTAATGGGTGATGGCGTCTCCGATCTGCGCGGTTTCCTGCCAGGTGGTGGCACTGGTCTGGATAACCTTCGCCCATGCCCGGAACGCAACCGGGTATTGAGGCTCCACGCCAAAGTTATCCGCGGGCATATCCACCCGCTGGCGGATCAGGACGCGTTTATTCAGCTCGCCTGGGTCAGGCAGAATGTAGGTTGCGCTGGTCTGCGCCTGACGAATTTTCATTGCGGAAAGTACCTGTACGGGCCGACAAGCCAGCCAAAACTCTGCGGCATGTCGAGTTTCTCCACTTCCGTAACCGACGAGCGGTTTTCGTAAAAATGGCTGATAAGCATCAGCATCCCCAGACGAATATCATCCGGCAGGTGCAGCCCGTCCGGATCGCTGTCCGGAATGGTTTTATCCGGTGCATAGAGCTTCCGGTTCAGATACGTTTCCGTCCGCTTTTGTGCCGCACAGGCCAGCAGTTGCAGATGGCGGTCATCAGCATCGAAATCCTCATCCAGCCGGAGTTGGGCTTTAATCTCTTCCATTGTCAGAAGCATACTCAGCCCTCTTTACTGGTCGTGGCTTTTTTCTCTTTTGCCGCTTTACTGCTTTTTGCACTGATTCCGCGCTCTGCTAACCCGGCCTGAAGTGCAATCTCCTGCACCCGGGCAGGAAGCGCCCCGTCGTCATACTCACCGGCCCGAATGACCTCAACACGCATACCGTCCGGTGACCATTTCAGATCTTGTTTCAGTATCATGATTCTTCACCCGTCAAAACAGGGGGCGCGGTTCCGCGCCCCTGAATGATTACGCCGCTGCAATCTTCAGCAGTTTGATGGCCTGCGAATCGACCAGCATCCCGCCGGTGCGCTTGGTGGTATAAAAACCGACAAACGGTTTATTGGTGTACGGGTCACGCAGAATGCGGGTGCCGATACGGTCAACGATGGTGTAACCCCGTTTGAAGTTACCAAATGCAATGGCTTTCGCATCAGCGGCGATATCCGGCATCTGTTCGTTTTCAGCGATACCGTAACCCGCCAGAGAGGACGGCTGCCCCAGTTCCAGCCCTGGACGCCACAGATAGTTACCCTCGCTGTCTTTAAGCAGACGGATGGCAAACAGGCTGTTGTTGTTCATCATGAACTTCGCGCCAGTGCGGTGTGCCTTACGCAGCGTGTAAATCAGTTTGATAATGGCGTCTGCGGTCACCGCGGTCGCTTCGCCGGATACAATATGCTGAAGTTTGCCGAACGCCCGGACCTTGTCGGTTTCATCAGTGGATTCATACGCCAGGAACCCTTTCGGCTTCTTGGTGCCATCGCCTGAGGTAAAGGCAATTTCTTCCTGTTCGGCAAATTCGGTTGCCAGCTCGCTGTTGATCCATGCCTCCACGTTGAAGAAGGCATCGTCCAGCATTTTCTGGGTAGCCTGCGGGTTGCCGTAGATTTCCCCCATGAGAGGTTCAATCAGCTCCAGTCTGGAGGTGGCAGTCTGGGATCGCGCGTCAGTCTCGCCAACCCATCCGGAAGCCGTACCGCCCAGATTCACCAGTTTTTTGTAGTCGGAGCCGCCAACGGTGATCACCGTGGCTTCCTGACGCATCACCACTTCATCTTTCAGCAGGTTAAGAATGTTGCGATCCAGTTCTTCCGGCACGGCGTAGCCACCGTCTTCATCGGTGCCCACCTGCAATGCCTTACGCTCCAGATCGCGCAGACCGTCTTCACGGCCTTTACGCAGGAAGCCCACAAACGCCTCTTTATGCTCGGTGGCCAGTTTATTTTGCGCTCCACCTGCCGGACGTTTCAGCTCAAGCAGCTCTTTTTCAAGGTCGCTTTTGAGATTTTCCAGCTCGCTGAGTTTCCCGTTCAGGGTTTCCACCTGCCCGGCAAGCTTGCCTTTTTCCTGCTCAATCGCATCCACGCGCTTGTCGTTCTTTGCTTTGAAGTCGTCAAACTTCTGCTGCAGCTCCTGCGCGACCTGTTCGACATCTTTAATATCTACCGCCATCGTATTTCTCCTGATTAGAAGTTCAGATTTTTCAGTGCATTCAGTGCAGAGCTCACATCCTCAGCGTCGCGCAGGGACAGTGCGCCATAGCCCCCGGCCATGAATGCTTTGGCCTGGGTACGGGAGAGTCCGACATCACGCAGGACTCTTTCGATTTTTTTCTGTTCGGGGATTTCCCCGCGGGCCAGCGCGTTCTTGACGTCGCTGATCCGCGCCTCGTCGTTAGACGGGAACGTCACCAGACTGACTTCCCAGAGGTCGATTTCTTTCAGCAGAAAGGCTTCTTTCGTCCGGTCGTATTCCCAGTCTTTCAGGACGTACCCAATAGAAAGGCCGGTTAACGAACCGGCCTTCATGTGTGCATGTGCGCGTTTTGCGAGGGGATCATCATCAATAAGCAACCGTCCCCTGACGTAAAGCCCGACATCGTCTTCCTTCATTTCGGTGTAAACACCGATGGGTTCATCCATGCGGTGCTGCCAGAGCAGCGCAGGTAACGCTTTTCTGTCACTCCACGCCCGCAGGGAAGCGGCAAATGCCCCTGACATCACCACATCATCGTGGCTGTCCTTTACACCAAAGACGGAGCCATACCCTTCAAACTCACCGGAGTCACTGACAGATTTCAGACTCAGCGGTACATCAAGACGTTGTTTCGTCTGCATTGGCGTTATCCTTCTGCTTACCGGCTTTACTGCCATCGGAGGGTTTCGTGGTCATGTTCATCGGTGTGAGATAGACATCACCACCGGGACGCGGATTCATATCTTCCAGGTCGCGGCAGTCATTGGGAGAGTAAATTCCCCAATTGATCCCGGTAGCGTAGGCTTCAAAACGGGACTTCATATCCCCACGCAGTAAGGCCCCGGCGTTAAATTTGGCGTAATAAACGCCCTGCTTACTTTTTCGTACCAGTCCGGTGTTGATCCGCTGCTCAATGCGGGTCAGATACGGCACCAGTGAATAGTTGATAAATCCCAGCCCCAGCTCTTCGATATTGTTGAAGGTGGCGCGATCGGTGTTCTGCACCATGTGCAATGGCACCCGGAACAGACGACAGATTTCTTCAAGCTGAAACTTGCGGGTTTCCAGGAACTGGCTGTCCTCGGCGTTCAGCGCCATCGACTTCCAGTCCAGCCCCATCTCAAGGATCATCGGGCGGTGAGCATTGCCAAGCCCGGTGTGACGCTCCTCAAAATCTTTCTTCAGGCGCTCATAAGCCTGATCTGACAGCGTCTGCTCTGTACGCAACACACCCGACGTCACCGCGCCATTGCTGAACAGTCTGGCCCCGTGCTCTTCGGTCGCTGCCGCCAGCGATATTGCCTCGCGGGCATAGGCGATGGGATTCAGCCCCACCAGTCCGTCCAGCGTCAGCGTGCGCACATGCCAGATATCTTCCTGGCTCAGTACATCCGTGGAGCCATCCGGGAATGTGACCTGATAGACCGGCTCCCAGCTACTGTTAAGCTTCGGTACCACACAGCCGGGATCGACGGGCAGCAGTTCAGCCACTTCGCCAAATGCTTTCACTTTGTAGGCGTAAAAGTTTCCCCGCAGGCACAGACAGGTGACCACCAGCTCCCAGAACTCCTGCGGCGTCATATAGCCATTGGGATGCGTGGAGATCAGCTTATGCAGACGTTCGCCAGTGGCTCTCTGCTTCAGGCTGCCGTTCAGGTGATACAGGTTGCAGGGCAACATCCCGACCGACTCCGCCAGCACCCTGACACAGGAAAAAACCGCCGTCAGTCGCATGGCCCGCTGGCTGCTGATCTGCTTTCCGGTATAGGTGTCGTAGGACAACCCGATAGCCTCCGCCAGCTCTGCTGGCGTGGTCACCGGTGCGTCACTTTTTCGTTGAAATAATCCCGAAAAGAACACTATTTACCTCCGCCGACAGACGACTGTGTACGGTCGAGATATCGCGCCACCAGCCACGACCAGAACAGGCACAACGCCCCGGCAACAACAAACCCCGCCGGGGGATAAATCAGCCAGGCACCATACGCCAGCAAAAGCGCCCCCAGCACGCCCACCAGAGGCGCGAGAATCAGCATGATCATAATTACCTCAGTTAAAGCGAGCGGATCCCATAGGACTCAATGTGGTCAGACAGCGTGTCTTCTTTCCCGTACAGCATGGCTCTGCCAACCGCCATAATCAGCGCCACTGCACCATCGATTTTGTTTTCCGCCTGCTCTTTGACGGGCTTCACCACATCATCGTTACCCGGAATGGTTTTGCCGACCACGTTGCCGATACACCAGGTCATGATGGGATTGCCATCATGATGAAAGCGCCCCGATTCAATTGCCGCTTCCAGCTCTTTCATCGGGTCGGACATGTTGGTGTAGTTCTGAATGATAGTGATGGGGTTCAGGTCTTCATCAGCAAGGTCATGTGACAACCCGGTCGCCCCGAAGGGGTCGATGGGTGACTCACTGACCGGGCTGATTTTGTTCGCCGCTTTGGCCTCCTCGAGGATGTAGCGATAATCCACCTCCGCACCATCGGTAACGGTCAGAACGCCCATTTCCACCCATTTCTGAAAGCGTTCGGCTGTCCGGCGATCTTCATTTTTCTCGACGCTATACACCGTGTCATACGGTACCCAGAAACGCGGGGCCACACTGTAGTAATGCGTTTTACCGTCAATCTCGCGGGTATAAAGTCGCGCCATGCTGTTCATATCCAGCTTACGCGCCAGGTCAAAGGCCAGAATGCACGGCTGCCCCTCGAACTGCTCAAGAGTCAGTGATTTATCCTCGCAGCTCTGCCAGCTCACCAGGTTGAAATACGCCGAACGCGCCGACACCCAGATATTGAGGTGTTTTGTTTTAAAGACGTTTGCCAGACGGGCGTTATTTTTCGCACGCTGCTGCTGACTTAACAAAAATTCGCGATAAACCGACACGCCAATATTTGGATTGGCTTTTTCCAGCACCTGCGGGTCGGTCCAGTCGTCACCTTCATCAACGGTATAGATGATCCCGAACAGTTCATCGTTAGGCACCGAGCCGTTGAGCATCTCGATGACTTCCCGCCGTTTGTCGTAGCACGGCCCCTCAATGTTGTACCCGGCGGTGGTGATGGCCCACATCAGTGGCTGACGTCGCGCCCCCATCCCGGTAAGCATTGTGGTATAAAGCGCATCGGTGGCATGCTCGTGATATTCATCAACCACGGCACAGTGGGGTGATGAACCATCACCTGGGTTGCCGATCAGCGGTTCAAACCGCGCGCCATCCTCCGGACGGTTCATGTTTGAGGCGTTAACCTCAATCCCGAACGCTTCCGTCAGCATGGGTGTGCGTTTACACATCAGTCGCGCCGGGCGAAAGACTTCCCACGCCTGTTTCTCTGTCGTGGCACCGGAATACACTTCCGCGCCAAACTCGTTATCACAGGCAAAACAATACAGGGCGACACCGGCAGAGATTGCCGATTTGCCGTTCTTACGGGGGATTTCGGTATACACCTCACGGAAGCGGCGCAGCCGGGAGCCTTTATTGACCCAGCCAAACGCACAGCAGATCACAAAGAGCTGCCACGGTTCCAGCGTGATGGGCATCCTCTTGAATGCCCACTCCCCCTTGGTGTGTGGCAACAGCTGAATAAATTTCGCGGCCCGTTCAGCCAGGTCCTTGTCGAAGCGGTAACGAAACGACTTACTTTTTTCCGCCATCAGGTCATCAAGATGGCGCTGGCAGGCCTGAATCACAAACTGGCAGGCCACAATCTTTCCGCGCACGACATCACGGGCATACTGATTGGCAGCATTTACGTTGGGGTAAGATTTCCGGCTCATGATTCGATGATTTTCAGAAACGGGTTAGTGGCTTTCTTCTGCCCCGCCAGGCCAATCAGACGCTGGCGGCTGCTGGGGTCGAGTCCGAGCATTGCCCCCGTGCTGCTCATCTCGGACTCCTGTTCTTTCTTGGCGGTCAGCTCCGGATTTTTGACCATACCGCCCATTGCACCGGTGATGGTGTTGCCCTGTCTGGCAATATTTTTCACGGCACGTCGCCAGAACTCATAGGCCACGCACCACCGCTCAAGTACCGCTAGGTCAGTCACGCACAGCAGGCCCTGACCGCAGAGTTCTTTGGTTGTCAGTTGCCACATGATCGTGGCGAGAGGGAGATCCTCTTCAGCGAACCACTCCGGTGGCTCAACACCTTTGATGGGCGTAAAAACAGGTTCATCTTTGTTCAGGGCTCGCTTGCCGGGGTTTCCGGACAGCGCCTTGCGCGCCGTTGGCTTGGGGCGACGCCCGGAACGCCCCGCCGTTCCAGCCATATGCGGCACTCCTGGTTAAATTTCATTTTTCGCGGGTATAAAAAAACGATGGGGCGGGCAGTCCGGAAGACGTCAGGCCGCAGGGATTTGACCCGCCCCTCCCCTCAGGCAGTTGAGAATCATTATCACTTCAACCGTTCACGGGCCGTCTTCGCCTTATGACACGGCCAGCACAGACTCTGCAGATTACAGTCGGCATCAGTGCCGCCATGCGCTTTAGGGATGATGTGGTCAACAGTTTTCGCCTCACGCACCACACCAGCACGCAGACATAACTGACACAGGCCTTTGTCACGCTTCAGAATGCGCGTACGTATAACATCCCACTTAGAACCATAACCACGCTGATGACGGGACTGTCCTGGCTTGTATTGCTTCCAGCCTTCGCTTTTGTGGCTTTCGCAATAACCTGACGGGTCAGTGGTGGTATGGCGGCAGCCGCGAACACGGCAGGCTTTTGGGGTTCGTGGGGGCATATGTACTCCAATGAAGAAACCAGCGAAATAGCTGCCTTCATTCGTAGTAAACCTTTTTCATCAACGCAGTAATGGATTCTTTGAAGAGTCGCGATCAATACAACTCACTAATGGAGAGACTTGTCTCACGCATGAGACAAATTTCCCGTTTGATTTAATGGACACTATAGAGGGACAGAATGCCTTCCTCACTCGAATCACATCAATTAAGGAGGTTCAACATGTTTCATTCCACAAGTCATCAGGCTGTAATTATGGCAGCATCAGTTTGTGCCAAAGACCTTTTCCGCTTCACTTTGAGCCTGATTCATTTCTACCTGACCGGCTCGCCTCTATCTTTTTAATCCCCGCTTTATCCAAATTGCATTGCCATAATGCCGACAACACACTGACATTCAAATCCAGACTACCTCCAATAGTCTGACCGTACACCTATATAGTTTTAATTTTCATCAATCCATTTAACTATCGTTTAATTGTTGTCACATAGGATTCTGCTGTTTTTAACAATACAGGATAATAAGATGAAAAAAATGTTGTTTTCTGCCGCTCTGGCAATGCTTATTACAGGATGTGCTCAACAGACGTTTACTGTTGGAAACAAACCGACAGCAGTAACACCAAAGGAAACCATCACCCATCATTTCTTCGTTTCGGGAATTGGACAGGAGAAAACTGTTGATGCAGCCAAAATTTGTGGCGGCGCAGAAAATGTTGTTAAAACAGAAACCCAGCAAACATTCGTAAATGGATTGCTCGGTTTTATTACTTTAGGCATTTATACTCCGCTGGAAGCGCGTGTGTATTGCTCACAATAATTGCATGAGTTGCCCATCGATATGGGCAGCTCTATCTGCACTGCTCATTAATATACTTCTGGGTTCCTTCCAGTTGTTTTTGCATAGTGATCAGCCTCTCTCTGAGGGTGAAATAATCCCGTTCAGCGGTGTCTGCCAGTCGGGGGGAGGCTGCATTATCCACGCCGGAGGCGGTGGTGGCTTCACGCACTGACTGACAGACTGCTTTGATGTGCAACCGACGACGACCAGCGGCAACATCATCACGCAGAGCATCATTTTCAGCTTTCGCATCAGCTAACTCCTTCGTGTATTTTGCATCGAGCGCAGCAACATCACGCTGACGCATCTGCATGTCAGTAATTGCCGCGTTCGCCAGCTTCAGTTCTCTGGCATTTTTGTCGCGCTGGGCTTTGTAGGTAATGGCGTTATCACGGTAATGATTAACAGCCCATGACAGGCCGACGATGATGCAGATAACCAGAGCGGAGATAATCGCGGTTACTCTGTTCATTGCTGACCCCACAAACAGATTTCACGCTCAATCTCACGACGAGTCATGAGACCTTTCCATTGCTTACCGCCAGCATATGTCCAGCGACGTAGCTGATCACATGCGCCTTTGATATCGCCTTGGTTTATTTTGCGAAGAAGCGTCGATGTTCTGAAATTGCCAGCACCCACGTTGTAAACGAATGAGTAAAGAGCGCCGCGCATTGTTTCCGGTATATCGACTTTGATGTACGGGTTAATTTGTCTGGCGACCGTGGCAAGGTCTTTATTCAGGAGGGCTTTGCATTCTGCTTTGGTATACGTTTTACCGAGCATGATGTCTTTTCCTGTATGCCCGTGACATACAGTCCATACACCAACAATATCTTTGTATGGTATGTAGCTGACACCTTCCAGACCATCGTTACCACTTGGGCCAGTAATTAACACTGATGCTATAGCAATTGCTCCGCCACCAATAGCAGCAGCAACGGCTTTTCGTAATGATGGAGGCATTATTCACCTCTCGCAGCCTTGCGCTTATCTTCTTTAATCTTGAAATAAAGGTTTGTCAGGTACGTCAGCAGGCCAAATACCAGGCTACCCAGCACACCTATTGCTGCCCACTGTGAGGGCGTGACTTTATCGAGCAGCTGTAAAAACCAGTAACCGGCACTACCTGCTGAGGTGCCATAGGCGACACCCGTTGTTAACTTATCCATGGATTTCATAACCCCACCTCGCAGACAAAGCGGGTGTAAATTGAGGGAATACTACGAAACGTAACAGACTCGGAGTCAGTGAATAACTCAGGTATTGGGTTATCAGCTAATATCGAGACTCAAAAAATGGAAAAACCCGCTCGACGGCGGGTTTAAGCTGTGTGACGAAGTAACCACTCTTAACAGCATAACCAATTTTTTACGTACGTAAACCACTAAATGATATTTGCGAGAATGCTACCGAGTATTGAAAACACCACTACAAATACATAAGCAAATCCCAACAAATAACCAACAAATAATTTCCAGTGTTATTTTTAGCCGGTTTAAATTGAACCTTCAAATTATAGAGCACTTATAAATAACAGCCGTTAATATAAATTGGCTAATAGATTTATTTTTATTCAGCAAAGAGCCATGAATAGGATTCGATAGAAAAAAGTTCAGATAAAAATAGAGATCTACTTCACAAATCAAACGAGAAACCAAAACTTACATCTTGAAATAATCACATTGATTAGATGAATATTTATCGCGCAGTGACATCATTTTTTAATAATAGTTCAAAAAAAGGGCTCACGATGAAAAAATTAACAGTGGCAATTTCTGCTGTAGCTGCATCAGTACTGATGGCGATGTCTGCTCAGGCAGCTGAAATTTATAATAAAGACAGTAACAAGCTGGATCTGTACGGGAAAGTTAATGCTAAGCACTACTTCTCCTCTAATGATGCAGATGATGGTGATACTACTTATGCCCGTCTTGGCTTCAAAGGTGAAACCCAAATCAACGATCAACTGACTGGTTTCGGTCAGTGGGAATATGAATTCAAAGGCAACCGCGCTGAATCTCAAGGTTCCTCCAAAGATAAAACCCGTCTTGCCTTCGCTGGCCTGAAATTCGGTGACTACGGCTCCATCGATTACGGCCGTAACTACGGTGTAGCATACGACATCGGTGCGTGGACTGACGTCCTGCCAGAATTCGGTGGTGACACTTGGACTCAAACCGACGTGTTCATGACTCAACGTGCAACTGGTGTTGCAACCTATCGTAACAACGACTTCTTTGGTCTGGTTGATGGTCTGAACTTTGCTGCTCAGTACCAAGGCAAAAACGATCGTAGCGATTTCGATAACTACACTGAAGGTAACGGTGATGGCTTCGGTTTCTCTGCTACCTATGAATACGAAGGATTCGGTATCGGTGCAACTTATGCGAAATCTGATCGTACCGACACTCAAGTTAATGCAGGGAAAGTTCTTCCTGAAGTATTTGCTTCCGGTAAAAATGCAGAAGTTTGGGCCGCAGGTCTGAAATATGACGCTAACAACATTTACCTGGCCACTACCTATTCTGAAACCCAGAATATGACTGTATTTGCTGATCACTTCGTTGCTAATAAAGCCCAAAACTTCGAAGCTGTTGCACAATATCAGTTCGATTTCGGTCTGCGTCCGTCCGTTGCTTACCTGCAATCTAAAGGTAAGGATCTTGGAGTATGGGGCGATCAGGACTTAGTCAAATATGTTGATGTAGGTGCAACCTATTACTTCAACAAAAATATGTCTACTTTCGTTGATTACAAAATCAACCTGCTTGACAAAAATGACTTCACTAAAGCACTCGGTGTAAGCACTGATGACATCGTTGCTGTAGGTCTGGTTTACCAGTTCTAATCTGATTACGAAAAAGATATGTTGCGGGAGGCGTTGCCTCCCCAACATATAAGTGGCTCCCTCAAGCCACTTCCTTTAGAAGCACAACCTTGCTTCTAACTATATAAACCTTCTGTTATATATTACCCTTTATTTTTGGGGGCGTCTCAACGCCCCATTTTTAATAACTTTTAGTAAATAATTGGCATATTAATTAGAGTTATTAACAACGATATCCATCTCTAACCGGATATCTAATGCCATTAACATCCCTTCAATTATGCCCTCAGCCTTCTGTAACCTTTTCCCGATATAACCATCAGAGCAGCAATGCTTACCTGCCAGTGACATGAATGTCATACCGACTACATAATAATCTACTAATAAATCGTGCAAATCGCTGTTGTTCTTTTTCAGACGGGCCATGCACCCGCAAATAATCATCGCGTCATCGTCACAACATTGCGGGCGAGATTTTACTTTTGAAGTAATTAATCCCTTAAAACCGGCGGCAATGGACGACCAGGTCACATCTTCATGATTATTAGCCGCCCACGCTCCCCAACGCTCAAGAACCATCTGAATATCACGCATCAACTTACTCCACAAAAATCAGACCAGAACGCCAATTACAAGCAAAAATCAACAAAACAGTATTAGTTGATTGTTATCTCTGACTTCATACTCCTGCTCCTGTCAGGGTTTTGGCGTAATTCTTCAGTATTCGGTAATCGGTCAAAACAGAACTGGGGAAACGATATAAGCGCAGGCGCATCCAGCGGTGGCGAAGAAGTTCTGCCATATTAAACTCAAACATCATTCATTCCCCATTTCGGTGATGGTCAGTTCCAGCCTCCCACCTTTGGTAACAGGCATCTTCACAACGCGGTAATCAACGACCTGAGCATCATCCAGCCAGAAACCTGCTTTAGTGAGTGCGTCAAAAGCGGCTTTTTGCAGATTATCCAGGTCACGGCGACGGCGATCCGGCATGTGGCACTCAATGCGGATTTTCACAGGGATAGCCAGGCCGATATCCAGCATTGCGTTTTTAATGATTCTGGCGACGTTATCGCGGTATGCCTGCCCCTCTGCGCTGACGTGCGTGCGCCCGCGATTATGGCGGTAATAGCGATTATTGCTCGGAGGCCAGGGTAATGTGATGCTGTAGGTATTCACGCCTTAATAATCCCCTCTTTCAGCCACATAACCTGTGTTTTCGCCATACCTTCCAGCGCGCATTCTTTTGCATATGCAGCATCGACTTGCTTGGCATGCCCTTTACCGGCAATCTTCTGTATGCGCTAAACCTAGATAGAATCCACTCTGTGCTCATTGAAGCCCGCTCTATGCTTCCTTTCTGGTATTGAAGGGATTGAGATGGGCTAAGCATTATTGGCCTCCTGCATCAGGAGAAAGACAATCATGGCGGCGCGGAGAGGTCTGGTATCAAATATTGGGCTTACGCCTTTTGCATCCACACACCATTCAGTTAACTGGTCTAAGATAGAAATCCTGTATTTCTCAATAATCGGCCATGAAGCGCTCGGATCATTGCAGTAGTCAGGCAAATGATTTAATGGCTCAAAAGTTGTATCAGCATTTCCGTAATACCATTTGTTGGTGTTATTCCCTGATGTTTCCGGTTTACTTGCCCAAAGGCCTTTAAAAATTATGTCTCCTACCATTCTGTTAATTTCAAAATCACTTAACTGTGAATAATCCATTGTCATTTCCTCGCACGATATCTTAGCCACCGGATATCCCACAGGTGAGCTGTGTAATTGAAGGTTTTTACGTCAGATTCTTTTGGGATTGGCTTGCGTTTATTTCTGGAGCGTTTCGTTGGAAGGTATTTGCAGTTTTCGCAGATGATGTCGGTGAAACTTCGTCGCTGTCGCCTCATGCCGCCCTCCTGACGCCCTGCCCGATCGCCATCAATGCCGCTTTGGATACGGTAGTAAACATCCGTCGAGGACTGATGAACGGTCGCCAAATCAGCAGCATGGAGCCTTTGCTGTTTCCCTTCTTCTCCAACCCTGTCGATGGTTCGATAAAATTAATCCGTCCATCAGTGATAATGCGAACTTCGTCGACACTCTCCAGAGCCTTGCTGAACCATCCGACTGACATATCCTCTGGCACAAGCATAACTACCGTCTGTCGCTGTTGTATGCACTGCTCAGCGGCTTTTTCCACCCACGGCCTGATATTGCTGTACGGTGGGTTATTCCAGATTGCACCGTGGCTTACCCACTCAGAATTGAGCGCGTCGTCGGCCTCAGTTAGCCAGTGAGCACACAGAGCATTTTTGTCGCTCGCTGCCGAATCCAGCCAGAATCCAAACTCAATATCCAGTGCATCAAAAAGCCAAAGCGGCGTTTGCCAGCAGTCCTTGTCGTGTGCTGGCGTATTTGATTTGATTGTCATGCAGCCCGATCTCCCCATCTCGCTTTCCACTCCAGAGCCAGTCTCGCTTCGTCTGACCACTTAACGCCACGCTCTGTACCGAATGCCTGTATAAGCTCTAATAGCTCCGCAAATTCGCCTACACGCATCCTGCTGGTTGACTGGCCTATTACCACAAAGCCATTCCCGGCAAGGTTAGGAACAACATCCTGCTGCTTTAATGCTGCGGTAAACACACACTTCCAGCTTTCTGCATCCAGCCAGCGACCATGCCATTCAACCTGACGAGAGACGTCACCTAAGCAGGCCCATAGCTTCCTGTTTTGGTCTAAGCTGCGGTTGCGTTCCTGAATGGTTACTACGATTGGTTTGGTTGGGTCTGGAAGGATTTGCTGTACTGCGTGAATAGCGTTTTGCTGATGTGCTGGAGATCGAATTTCAAAGGTTAGTTTTTTCATGACTTCCCTCTCCCCCAAATAAAAAGGCCTGCGATTACCAGCAGGCCTGTTATTAGCTCAGTAATGTAGATGGTCATCTTTTAACTCCATATACCGCCAATACCCGTTTCATCGCGGCACTCTGGCGACACTCCTTAAAAATCAGGTTCGTGCTCATCTTTCCTTCCCGTTCTTCCTTGGTAGCAAACCGGTAATACACCGTTCGCCAGACCTTACCTTCGATAACCAGAAGACCTGCCCGTGCCATTTTAGCCGCGGCCTGATTTATGCTGGTTACTGTTGCGCCTGTTAGCGCGGCAACGTCCGGCGCACAGAAGCTATTATGCGTCCCCAGGTAATGAATAATTGCCTCTTTGCCCGTCATACACTTGCTCCTTTCAGTCCGAACTTAGCTTTGAGTTCTGCGATCTTCGCCAGAGCCTGTGCACGATTTAGAGGTCTACCGCCCATGACAGGAAGTTGTTTTACTGGTTCAGGGATCGCCTCACCACGGTTAATTCTCGCAGTCATATGGACAAGCTCATCTGCGGCCTTACGGCGTAATTCCGCATCAGTAAGCGCATTGGCCCGCATGTTCTGATACAGGTTGGTAACCAGCCAGTAGTGCGCGTTTGATTTCCACGGATAAGACTCCGCATCCGGATACAGGCCTCGCTTCCGGCAATACTCGTAAACCATATCAACCAGCTCGCTGACGTTTGGCAGCCCGGCGTTAACGGATGCTTCTTCCCGGCACCAGGCGACAAACTGCCCGGGTGATGGCAGGAATGGTCGATTCTGCCGACGGGCTACGCGCATTCCTGCGTTAACCTGTTCCATTGTGGTGATCCCGTTTTCCCGGAAAGCCAGAACCCACTGGCGGCGGATTTCGTTCAGTTCATTCTGGTCACGGTTAGCCAGGCTCGCCGGGAAAGTTGCCAGTAACTGGCTGAACACACCGTTGATGATCTGCGCTACCTGCTGTACCTGCGGCTTTTCGTCGTACTGTTCCGGCATGTTGTTGGCGATCCGACGCATCTGCTCACGGTCAAAGTTAACCATCTGTGCGGCGATGTTTTTCATAAATCCACCCCGTAAATCCAGTCAGTGTTTGTCAGGTCGAGTTTTGGTTTTCTGGCTGTCACGCCAGCCTGTTGCTTGTTACGGTTGATTTCGAGCTGGGTCCACTTGTCGCGGAGTTTAGCCGGACTCAGCACGTTACCGGACCAGAAGTTGTCCTGGCATGCCCAGCGGAACAGTACACACATGTCGCGGTGGTTACGTCCGTCACGTTCACGCATCAGGCGGATATCGTTAGCCCACCCAGCAAAATTCGGTTTTCTGGCTGATGGTGCGATAGTCTTCACCATGTCAAACATCCACTCTGCGGCGGTCAGGTCTTCTGCTGTCCCCCACTTGCTGCCGCTCTGAATTGCAGCATCCGGTTTAACCACAGAAAGATCGTTTTCTGGCTGGTCAGAGGATTCGCCAGAATTCTCGGACGAATAATCTTTTCTTTTTTCTTTTGTAATAGTGTCTTTTGTGTCCCCCTGTTTTGAGGGATAGCAATCCCCCAATTTGAGGGATGTTTTATCCCTCGTTTTAGGGGATTTTCCCTCGTTTTGAGGGATACACCATTCTGAGATGTTTTTATTTGGTCCAAACATGCCGCCTTGCTGCTTGATAATATTCATTCTGACGAGTTCTAACTTGGCTTCATTGCACCGTTTGACAGGTAACTTTGTAATCTCGCTAAGTTGAGAATCGGTGATTCTGTCCATTGGTTTATTCCACCCATAGGTTTTACGCAGAATGGCAAGCAGCACTTTAAACTGTCGCTTGGTCAGATCTGCGCCTGAATAAGCCTCAAGCAGCATATTTGATAGTCTGGCGTAACCATCATCGAGATCTGCCACATTACGCTCCTGTCCGGCAAAGTTACCTCTGCCGAAGTTGAGTATTTTTGCTGTATTTGTCATAATGACTCCTGTTGATAGATCCAGTAATGACCTCAGAATTCCATCTGGATTTGATTAGAACGCTCGGTCTTGCACACCGGGCGTTTTTTATTGGTGATTTCATCAAGCGCATACTTAAAAGCTCTGCTAATCGGACTGATGTCTGATGCCATGCCAAAAGCACACAAGACCGAAGCTATAAACCTCCAGTCTGTTCTGCTTATCTTCGATTCATGACAGCCAATCATCTTTGCCAGACCGCGCTGAGTAAGCGTTGACAGGTTGATAAGTAAATCTGTTTCTGCGCGATCAACGTCGCGCTGTGATAGTTTGCTGTAATTTGTTTGTTCCATTTCTTACTATTTCCATAGGTAAATAATCACTAATACGCATCTTTCGATGAGTTCTTAATTAGTTACCGCGTTGTCGGCGGTGCAGATTGATAAAGAGCGGTGTTACTTATGCTGCCAGAAGGTTCTTTTTGCTTATTTCAAGCATTTCGCTTGCTTGATATTTGCCACCAGAAATCTCTTCGATTTTTGATGCGTATTTCGTTTTCCCAAAAAACTCAGTCTTAGGGAGGAAGCCGTTTTTGAGCCACTTATAGACAGCCCTTTCGCTAACTCCACAAGCCTTCGCAACTTCAGGGATGCCGACACCTTTAATCGGCTCATCAAGATTTTGCATAGGAATGTCCTTTTTCGTACTTTCAGTACGCATTATGGTTGAACTGAAAGTTTTTGCAAGTGCTTTAGTATCGTACTCATGGTTCAGAATGAAAAAGTGCGCAAAGAATTCGCCCAGCGGCTAGCGCAAGCCTGTAAAGAAGCTGGTCTTGATGAACATGGTAGGGGAATGGCCATAGCCCGTGCCCTTTCTCTTTCGTCCAAAGGCGTTAGCAAATGGTTTAATGCTGAGTCTTTACCACGCCAGGAAAAAATGAATGCGCTTGCGAAATTTCTAAACGTTGATGTTATTTGGCTTCAGCACGGCACTTCGTTAAATGGAGCGAATGATGAAGATACTTTTTCAATTGTTGGCAAATTAAAAAAAGGGTTAGTGCGCGTGGTTGGTGAGGCAATTCTTGGTGTTGATGGTGCCATCGAGATGACCGAAGAGCGCGATGGGTGGCTCAAGATTTATAGCGATGATCCAGATGCCTTTGGTCTTCGTGTAAAAGGAGACAGCATGTGGCCCAGAATAAAATCAGGAGAATATGTACTCATTGAGCCTAACACCAAAGTATTCCCAGGTGATGAGGTGTTTGTCAGAACCATTGAAGGGCACAACATGATCAAGGTTCTTGGCTATGACAGAGACGGAGAATACCAATTTACAAGCATCAACCAAGACCACAGGCCAATAACGTTGCCTTATCATCAAGTAGCAAAGGTGGAGTATGTAGCTGGTATTCTGAAGCAATCTCGCCACCTAGATGACATCGAGGCCAGGGAATGGCTGAAAAGTTCATGACTTCATCATCACATAGCTAGTAACCAGTACGTTTGGATGGTGGTGAGAAACACACTGCAAGCAAACAGAAACATGGATATTAAAATATTAGCTTAACACAGCAAATCGAAAGAAACAGCGAGGGCTCGGATGTCCCAAGAATTATCTTTAACCTTTACCGAAAACATATATTATTCAACTAAAGAACCTGTAAGCATCAAAGATGTGATTACCTCCCTTCAAGGGTGGGAGGCCATCGCAAAACAATCAGAAGGTGTTTTGCAGGAACTGACAGGGGCTAATATCCTTGATATATCGGTGCATGTTGCGCGATTAGAAGCAGGAAGCCTTTATGAAGATATTGTTATTAAACTCCTCTTTGGTAGCCAAGAAGAAATGGACAAGTTTCTTGCTGGCGCTCATGCAAAGATCGGAAATGGGAAAATGAGAAACGCTCTCGTTGGTGCTGTTGTTATTGGTCTGGTTGGATATGGCTTAGTTCTAGCAACTAAGGCTATGGCTCCAAGCAACACCTCCCACTTTGAAGCAAATAACAATACAATCATCAATATTGGTGCCGGTGAGGCTAATATTTCACCTGACCGTCTTCAAGCAATCATAGAAAGCACGGTAACCAATAAGAAGACTCTTGCCAAAAGTTCCATTAAGACGCTTGCCCCAGCTAGGGCAGACGAAGGATCTACGATGGTCATAGGTACAGGGGGTGGTACAGTGACCATTCCCGCTGAAACCATTAAAAAAGCCCCAACTGAAGTTGTCTTCACACCAGAGTCATATACTCAGGATCATTTTGATGTTGATGTTGAAATCCGTGCATTAGACCTCGACAATCCAGAGAAAGGTTGGGCTGCTGTTATCCCTGGATTAATAGATCGAAGAGTAAATATGGTTCTTGGCCCCAACGTAAACCCATCAGATTTTGCAGGTAAATTTGCTGTACGTGCTGATATAACAATAACGTACCAGCTCAAATCATCAGATAAAAAATACCAACCGAAAGAAGTCTTTATAAAAGAAATAATCAAATAATTATACCCGGCCTCAGCGCCGGTTTTTCTTTTCCTCACGATCGTCTACCTTATTTAACATCCGCACATGTGCTAACCCACGAACTAACACGCCAGCAAACAATTCTTTCTCTCCTACTGACCAATCTTCAATCTTTACAAAAATAAACTCCTTTACATATCAAAAACATATCCCATTAAGTTAATGAACCACAAACAATTCGTACTTATAGTTCTTGATAATATCGAACTATTGGTTCATTATCATCACCATCAGCAGGACGCTGGCAGCCAAACGGAACAGATTGGCAGGCTCTTTAACTTCGATGATGCGCTGACAAAGCGCGAACAGATACCAAACGAGATGGGTTTGGGGTGATGTGAATTGCAGCAGTAACGACAGCAACCAGAAGATCAGCATCTGGCGCATCACCACCAAAGCCATTTCACATGAGGAAAACATCATGACGGTAATCGTGTACGGAAAATCAACATTTGCAGGAAATGCCAAAACTCGCCGTCATGAGCGGCGCAGAAAGCTGGCCATCGAGCGTGATTCCATCTGCAACATCATCGATTCGATCTTCGGCACAGACAGTGAGGAACCTGTTCAGGAAGACCCGAGAAAGCGGTTAAGCCTTTCTGAAAAAGCAATATCACTCGGAAGCCTTCGCTGCAAGAAAGTAGATGAATGCAGTGGAAGTGTTTGCCTGCCAAACGTAGCTATTTACGCGGCAGGCTACCGGAAATCAAAACAACTGACGGCGAGATGATAAATTCATTTGCTAATTACTTGTTTTTGCCATGCTTATCCTGAGCGATAAGTTCATCCATAAGGCTGTCTGCCTTCCCGGCAAACCGAATGTAGCACTCATGTCTATAGCTTTCAGGAATAACAAAACGGTCGGTATCAGGATATCCAACAGCAGGAGGCCTTCGAACGAGGAGTCCTTTTTTGAGCAATGAAATTGATTCATGAGCTCCCTTTTCCGTTTGTAGCTGGTTATTAGCGGCTACAGCGAATGCCAAATACGCTCTTTCTCCAAGAGTTAATGAATCAAACAAATCTTGCACATATTTTTCTTCTTTAGATTTTCGCTTCTGAGCAGCGGATACCTCAATTCTTTCAGTCACAGCGTGATAAGCGGAATTAACAACGCCGTTAAGCACATAGCTAACGCAAAACAACAGGATGTAATACATCCAGTAATGAGGAAGGATTTCTGGATTATGCAGGTTTATCCATTCTTTTACGCTTACCGGCATAACAATAATCAATATGATCAGGATGATTAGCATATGAATCAACTGTTTAAGTGTCATTCCTTGCAGGAAAAAATGCATTAGTTCCTGCCACCATGAGTTGTTCATCGGCGTTTCTCTTTTGCTCTCTGTAGGGGTGAATAGAGTTTATCCGATTTCTCGCTGTAGGGGTACATGAGAACCACCGAGCCTGATGTGGTTAAAAGACAGGCACAATCTTTACTACCGCAATCCACTATTTAAGGTGATATATGGAAGAAGAATTTGAAGAGTTCGAAGAGCATCCTCAGGATGTGATGGAACAATACCAGGACTATCCGTATGACTACGACTATTGATAAAAATCAATGGTGTGGACAATTCAAGCGATGTAATGGATGCAAGCTGCAATCGGAATGCATGGTTAAGCCTGAAGAAATGTTTCCTGTAATGGAAGATGGGAAATATGTCGATAAATGGGCAATACGAACGACGGCAATGATTGCCAGAGAACTTGACAAACAGAACAACAAAGCTGCCTGATAGTGGCCTTTATTTTTGGCATAAATAACAGAATAAACACTGCACTGTGTATTCATTCCAACGAGTGAATACACGGAGCAATGTCGCTCGTAACTAAACAGGAGCCGACTTGTTCTGATTATTGGAAATCTTCTTTGCCCTCCAATGTGAGGGCGATTTTTTATCTGTGAGGATATGAACAGATGTCAAACATCAAAAAATACATCATTGATTACGACTGGAAAGCATCAATAGAAATTGAAATCGACCATGACGTAATGACAGAGGAAAAACTTCACCAGATTAATAATTTCTGGTCAGACTCTGAATACCGACTCAATAAACACGGCTCTTTATTAAATGCTGTATTAATCATGCTGGCGCAACATGCTCTGCTTATAGCAATTTCGAAAGACTTAAATGCATATGGTGTTGTTTGTGAGTTCGACTGGGATGATGGAAATGGTCAGGAAGGATGGCCTCCAATGGATGGAGGTGAAGGAATAAGAATTACCGATATCGATACATCAGGAATATTTGATTCAGATGATATGACTATCAAGGCCGTCTGAGTGCGGTTTTACCGCATACCAATAACGCTTCACTCGAGGCGTTTTTCGTTATGTATAAATAAGGAGCACACCATGCAATATGCCATTGCAGGGTGGCCTGTTGCTGGCTGCCCTTCCGAATCTTTACTTGAACGAATCACCCGTAAATTACGTGACGGATGGAAACGCCTTATCGACATACTTAATCAGCCAGGAGTCCCAAAGAATGGATCAAACACTTATGGCTATCCAGACTAAATTCACTATCGCCACTTTTATTGGCGATGAAAAGATGTTTCGTGAAGCCGTCGACGCTTATAAAAAATGGATATTAATGCTGAAATTGAGATCAAGCAAAAGCATTCACTAACCCCCTTTCCTGTTTTCCTAATCAGCCTGGCATTTCGCGGGCGATATTTTCACAGCTATTTCAGGAGTTCAGCCATGAACGCTTATTACATTCAGGATCGTCTTGAGGCTCAGAGCTGGGCGCGTCACTACCAGCAGATCGCCCGTGAAGAGAAAGAGGCAGAACTGGCAGACGACATGGAAAAAGGCCTGCCCCAGCACCTGTTTGAATCGCTATGCATCGATCATTTGCAACGCCACGGGGCCAGCAAAAAAGCCATTACCCGTGCGTTTGATGACGATGTTGAGTTTCAGGAGCGCATGGCAGAACACATCCGGTACATGGTTGAAACCATTGCTCACCACCAGGTTGATATTGATTCAGAGGTATAAAACGGATGAGTACAGCACTCGCAACGCTGGCTGGGAAGCTGGCTGAACGTGTCGGCATGGATTCTGTCGACCCACAGGAACTGATCACCACTCTTCGCCAGACGGCATTTAAAGGTGATGCCAGCGATGCGCAGTTCATCGCATTGTTGATCGTCGCCAACCAGTACGGCCTTAATCCGTGGACGAAAGAAATTTACGCCTTCCCTGACAAGCAGAACGGCATCGTTCCGGTGGTGGGCGTTGATGGCTGGTCCCGTATCATCAATGAAAACCAGCAGTTTGATGGTATGGACTTTGAGCAGGACAATGAATCCTGCACATGCCGGATTTACCGCAAGGACCGCAATCATCCGATCTGCGTTACCGAGTGGATGGATGAATGCCGCCGCGAACCATTCAAAACCCGCGAAGGCAGAGAAATCACGGGGCCGTGGCAGTCGCATCCCAAACGGATGTTACGTCATAAAGCCATGATTCAGTGTGCCCGTCTGGCCTTCGGATTTGCTGGTATCTATGACAAGGATGAAGCCGAGCGCATTGTCGAAAATACCGCATACACTGCAGAACGTCAGCCGGAACGCGACATCACTCCGGTTAACGATGAAACCATGCAGGAGATTAACACTCTGCTGATTGCCCTGGATAAAACATGGGATGACGACTTATTGCCGCTCTGTTCCCAGATATTTCGCCGCGACATTCGCGCATCGTCAGAACTGACACAGGCCGAAGCAGTGAAAGCTCTCGGATTCCTGAAACAGAAAGCCACTGAGCAGAAGGTGGCAGCATGACACCGGACATTATCCTGCAGCGTACCGGGATCGACGTGAGAGCTGTCGAACAGGGGGATGATGCATGGCACAAATTACGGCTCGGCGTCATCACCGCTTCAGAAGTTCACAACGTGATAGCAAAGCCCCGCTCAGGAAAGAAGTGGCCTGACATGAAAATGTCCTACTTCCACACCCTGCTTGCCGAGGTTTGCACCGGTGTGGCTCCGGAAGTTAACGCTAAAGCACTGGCCTGGGGAAAACAGTACGAGAACGACGCCAGAGCCCTGTTTGAGTTTACTTCCGGCGTGAATGTTACTGAATCCCCGATCATCTATCGCGACGAAAGTATGCGCACCGCCTGCTCTCCCGATGGTTTATGCAGTGACGGCAACGGCCTTGAGCTGAAATGCCCGTTTACCTCCCGGGATTTCATGAAGTTCCGGCTCGGTGGTTTCGAGGCCATAAAGTCGGCTTACATGGCCCAGGTGCAGTACAGCATGTGGGTGACACGAAAAGATGCCTGGTACTTTGCCAACTATGACCCACGAATGAAGCGTGAAGGCCTGCATTATGTCGTGGTTGAGCGGGATGAAAATTACATGGCGAGTTTTGACGAGATGGTGCCGGAGTTCATCGAAAAAATGGACGAGGCACTGGCTGAAATTGGTTTTGTATTTGGGGAACAATGGCGATGAAGCATCCTCACGATAATATCCGGGTAGGTGCGATCACTTTCGTCTACTCCGTTACAAAGCGAGGCTGGGTATTTCCCGGCCTTTCTGTTACCCGAAATCCACTGAAAGCACAGCGGCTGGCTGAGGAGATAAATAATAAACGGGGAGCTGTATGCACAAAGCATCTCCTGTTGAGTTAAGAACGAGCATTGAGATGGCACATAGCCTCGCTCAAATTGGAGTCAGGTTTGTGCCAATACCAGTAGAAACAGACGAAGAATTTCATACGTTAGCCGCATCCCTTTCACAAAAGCTGGAAATGATGGTGGCGAAAGCAGAAGCAGATGAGAGAGACCAGGTATGACAACCACTGAATGCATTTTTCTGGCAGCGGGCTTCATATTCTGTGTGCTTATGCTTGCCGACATGGGACTTGTTCAATGACACATCAGCAAGAAAACGCCCTTCGCAGTATTGCCCGTCAGGCTAATTCTGAAATCAAAAAAGCCAGACAGCAGTTTCCGGATAAAAACGTCGATGACATTTGCCGTAGCGTACTAAAGAAGCACCGCGAAACGGTAACGCTGATGGGATTCACACCGACTCATTTAAGCCTGGCGATCGGCATGTTGAACGGCGTCTTTAAGGAACGATGAACATGAAAAGCAAAATCATCAGGGAGCTACAGGCTCCTTTTTTATTATTCGCATTTACCCTCAAGCGTATTAACCAACAATTCAGGGATTAATGAAAGATGGCAGACATCATTGATTCAGCATCAGAAATCGAAGAATTACAGCGCAATACAGCAATAAAAATGCGTCGTCTGAACTACCAGACTGTATCCGCAACTCATTGTTGTGAGTGTGGCGATCCGATAGATGAGCGAAGACGCCTAGCTGTTCAGGGTTGTCGGACTTGTGCAAGTTGCCAGGAGGAGATCGAACTTAAGAACAAACAATGGGGACTGTGATGGCCTCAAAGCAGCAAATTTCAACATCGTCCAACTGGGGTGTAAAAATGTTCAGAATCATTTTTCCTAACACCTGGTACGTCGACCACCACGGCACTCCCTGCAAAATCCTGCGTTCTACCCACAACAAAGTTCACTACATCCGAAAAGGCAGAACATGTATCGCCAGCATGTTCCGCTTTAATCATGACTTTGAACCTGTGAATAAAGCTGATGCAGATCGGATAGCAGAAGAGATCGAAACGGCAGAACACATTAAGAAGTTACGTGACATGCGTTCAAAAAGCAGAGGTAACCATGGAATCATACAGCCTCACACTCGATGAGGCCTGTCAGTTTCTTAAGATATCCAGACCAACCGCCACCAACTGGATACGAACAGGCCGCCTACAGGCAACACGTAAAGATCCAACCAAGCCAAAATCTCCTTACCTCACAACACGGCAAGCCTGCATTGCGGCGCTTCAGTCTCCGCTGCATACTGTCCAGGTGAACGCGGGTGATGGCATAACAGAGGAAAGAAAATGTCACTCTTCCGCAGAAGTGAAATATGGTACGCCAGTTTCACATTGCCGAACGGTAAAAGATTTAAACAGTCTCTTGGAACAAAGGACAAAAGGCAGGCGACAGAGCTCCATGACAAGCTAAAGGCTGAAGCATGGCGGGTCAGCAAACTTGGTGAAATACCTGATATGACGTTTGAGGAAGCGTGTGTCAGGTGGCTCGAAGAGAAAGCACATAAGAAATCACTGGACGATGACAAAAGCCGGATCGGATTCTGGCTTCAACATTTCGCAGGGATGCAACTAAGAGACATCACTGAATCAAAAATTTATTCAGCAATGCAGAAAATGACGAACCGGCGTCATGAGGAAAACTGGAAACTCAGGGCAGAAGCATGCAGAAAAAAAGGGAAACCTGTTCCAGAATACACGCCAAAACCAGCGTCCGTTGCAACGAAGGCTACGCATCTTTCATTTATAAAGGCCCTACTAAGAGCCGCAGAGCGTGAATGGAAAATGCTGGATAAGGCACCAATTATTAAAGTGCCTCAACCAAAGAATAAACGGATCCGCTGGCTGGAGCCCCATGAAGCACAAAGGCTGATTGATGAATGTCCGGAGCCATTAAAGTCTGTTGTTGAATTTGCACTGGCAACAGGCTTAAGACGCTCGAACATCATCAACCTTGAATGGCAACAAATAGATATGCAGCGCCGGGTGGCATGGATAAACCCGGAAGAGAGTAAATCAAACCGCGCAATTGGCGTTGCGCTGAATGATACTGCATGTCGCGTATTGAAAAAACAAATCGGGAATCATCACCGTTGGGTATTTGTGTACAAGGAAAGCTGTACCAAACCAGACGGAACGAAAGCGCCAACAGTAAGGAAGATGCGGTATGACGCAAACACAGCCTGGAAAGCGGCGCTGAGACGGGCTGGTATTGATGATTTCAGATTTCACGACTTGAGACACACCTGGGCAAGTTGGCTGGTTCAAGCCGGAGTCCCGTTGTCAGTGTTACAGGAAATGGGAGGCTGGGAGTCTATCGAAATGGTTCGTCGATATGCTCACCTTGCACCTAATCACCTTACCGAACACGCACGGCAAATAGACTCGATCCTGAACCCATCGGTCCCAAATTTGTCCCAGTCAAAAAATAAGGAAGGTACTAATGATGTGTAACTTATTGATTTAAATGGTGCCGATAATAGGAGTCGAACCTACGACCTTCGCATTACGAATGCGCTGCTCTACCAACTGAGCTATATCGGCCCTGAAAGGACATGTTCACGAACGTGAATCACGGTGGGCAAGGTTAAAACTAACCGGGCGATGCGTCAATGGCCTTGTGAATCAAATGGCTACTTTTGCATCACCCGGTTTTATTTACGCACGAATGGTGTAATCACCAATGCCGATCCACTTGTAAGTGGTCAGTGCTTCCAGCCCCATTGGGCCACGCGCGTGGAGTTTTTGTGTGCTTACCGCCACTTCCGCACCCAGACCAAACTGGCCGCCGTCGGTAAAACGCGTAGAGGCGTTAACGTAAACAGCGGACGAATCCACTTCGTTAACAAAACGCTGGGCGTTGCGCATATCGCGGGTCAGGATCGCATCGGAGTGTTGTGTGCCGTGTTCACGAATATGGGCGATGGCATCGTCAAGATCGCTGACGATTTTGACGTTCAAATCTAATGACAGAAACTCATCGTCATACTCTTCGGCTTTAACAGCAACCACCTTCGCAGGGCCTGCCTGCAACTGCGCCAGTGCAGCTGCATCTGCGTGTAATGTCACGCCGCTTTCCGCCATTTGTTTGCTTAATGCGGGCAGGAAGCTATCGGCGATGTTTTTATTCACCAGCAACGTTTCAACCGTATTACATGTGCTCGGACGCTGAGTTTTCGCGTTGACGATCACTTTTAATGCTTCAGCGATCTCTACACTTTCATCAACGTAAATATGGCATACGCCTATACCACCTGTGATCACCGGGATTGTCGACTGTTCACGGCACAGTTTATGCAAACCAGCGCCACCACGCGGGATCAGCATGTCGATGTATTTATCCATACGCAGCATTTCACTGACCAGCGCACGGTCAGGATTATCAATCGCCTGCACGGCACCCGCCGGTAAGCCGCAGGATTTCAGGGCGTCCTGAATCACCGCCACCGTTGCAGCGTTAGTGCGACACGTTTCTTTGCCACCGCGCAGGATCACCGCATTACCGGTTTTCAGGCACAGCGAAGCGACATCAACCGTCACGTTCGGGCGCGCTTCATAAATCACGCCAATAACCCCCAGCGGTACGCGACGACGCTCAAGACGCAGGCCGCTGTCCAGTACGCCGCCATCGATTACCTGCCCCACCGGATCGGCGAGGTTGCACACCTGACGTACATCGTCGGCAATGCCTTTCAGCCGTGCGGGCGTCAGTGCCAGACGGTCAAGCATCGCTTCGCTAAGGCCATTGGCTCGCGCGTCAGCAACATCCTGGGCGTTAGCGTTGAGGATGATTTCGCTTTGTGCTTCCAGTTCATCGGCGATTTTTTCCAGCACGCGATTTTTTTCGCGGCTGGAGAGTTGCGCTAATTTATACGAGGCTTGCTTCGCGGCAATGCCCATTTGTTCCAGCAT